TGCCCCGCTTCTAGGCTCGGCGGAGAATCCCGGCGCACGCCCGACTCGACAAGTAGAACCTGCGAGGCACGGACTCCGCCGGTTCGAGAACCTGCGACAACGAACACACGACGGCGTCGTTGGGCCACTCCGAAGTACTGGGCGTCCAAGACGCGCCAGCAGACTTCTCGCGCGGGTCCAAGCACAAGACCAGCGTTCGTCCACTTTCCCCCTGATGGGTCAAGGGCGATGTCTTCCCCCACGAGCGCGCCGAGGAAGTTGCCGAAGGCGTTTCCATTGTCACTCAGTACTCCCGGTACGTTTTCCCAGAGGATGACGGCGGGCGGCAGTCCCTGCGCGGCCCGAACGGTGTCGATAGCGTCCGCGATCTCCACGAACGAGCGGGTCAGCTGGCCTCGCGGATCGTCCAGCCCCTTCCGCAGCCCGGCCACGGAGAACGACTGGCACGGCGTGCCGCCGACGAAGATGTCCGGCGCCTCGACCTCTCCTGCAAGGATGCGCGCGGCGAGGCGCGTCATGTCTCCGAGGTTCGGCACGTCGGGGTAGTGATGCGCCAGTACGGCGCTCGGGAACGGCTCGATCTCCGCAAACCACACGGGGAGCCAGCCGAGGGGCTCCCACGCGGCGGACGCTGCCTCGATGCCGCTGCACACGCTGCCGAAGCGAAGGGGGCGACGGCTCACGCAGACGGCTCGCGCGTACGCACCGAGAGGCGGGCCGCTTCGGCCAGGTCGACGAGCAGGGCGACCCACTCGGCCATCGTCGGCGGCTCACCGGGCAGCGCGGACGGGGCAGAGGCGAACGCCTCGGCCAAGCCGCGGACGTGGCGCAGGGTCGGCATGCGGATGCCGTGAACGACGCGACTGACTTCGGGCTGCGTTAGGCCGCCGCGACGCGCCAGCTCGGCGAAGGACCAGTGCCTCGCTCGTCGGTGCGTTTCAATCGTGATGATGAATAGGTCGGTCGAGGGGTCGATGACGCTGGTAGGACCGTCTTCCATGATGCCTCCGGGGGCCATCGGCGGCCCGTGGCATCTATCTACCGCAGCGTTACCGTGTTGTCAAGAAGCCTTGCCGCTGCGGTAGACGCGCGCTACGCTGCTGGTGCCTTGGAGAACGACCATGTGGCATCTGCCTCACTACCAGTACCGACTACCTGAGCCCTCCACCTACGCCCAGCACGCCGTCGCGCTGGAGCAGAACATTCCCGGCGTCCTCGCGTGGGCCGTCCGTGGCCGCAAGAAGTACCGCCTCACCAAGAACGAGTGGCCTGACGACGGCTCGCCGTCGCACATCGAGCTGTACGCGCCGGTCCACGCCGCGTTCATGGTCGAGCACTTCCTCGTCGGGTGGAGCATCGGCGGCTGGCAAGCCGAGCCGAAGGCTGGAGCGCACACCATCACGCCATGGCCGCAGGACACCGATGGCCTCGGCCTGCTTGAGGAGAACGGTCGCCGCCTCATCAAGGGGCACGTCGCGCGTGGCGAGCTGAAGCCGCACGTCGAGGCGATGGCAACGCCTTATCAGGTGAGGGGAGCTGCATGGGCGGCCACTCGACCGTGGGTGATGAAGGTCTGGGGGTGCGGAAGCGGCAAAACTGCGGGTGCGCTGGTCGACGCACTGACGCGGCCCGGCACGGTCCTCGTCATCTGCCCGGCCAAAGCCAGGCACGTCTGGTGGACACAAGTTCAGCAGTACACGAACATCCTGCCGTGGCGGCTGACCCCCGAGAGCGAGCGCCGTAAGAGCGACATGACGTGGCCGCAGTACACGGCGCACTGCGCGCAGACGGGGCAGCGCCGCTTCGTCGTGGTCGGGGCCGAGTCGCTCAACGACCACCTCGACTTCGTGATGAAGCTGGAGCCCGAGGTGCTGATCCTCGACGAGCTACACATCCACGGGCAGAGCAAGCGGTGGAAGGCGGTCAACAAGTCCGACGGCACGGTCGACTTCAGCCGCCGCCAGACCGCCAGCGGCGACCGCGACGCATGGTCTGTCGCCATCATGGACGTGAGCCGGCTGCCGAGTCTCGCGCTCCGCATCGGCCTCACCGCCACGCCGCTCGACGACGGGCGCCCGCGCCGCCTCTGGGCGCAGCTCGACCTGCTCTCCCCCGGCGGCTTTGCGCACAGCTACCGTCGCTTCGCGGAGCGCTACTGCGACGCGACCCCGAACCCCTACGGCGGCTTCGACGACAAGGGGAGCAGCAACATCGACGAGCTTCGGGCGCGCTGCTCCTTCTTCACGCACGAGGTTCCGTACACCGAGAGCCACTCCAGCCTGCCGCCGACGCGCGTTCAAGTCGTCTACCTGCCGGTCGACACGCAGGACAAGGCGGAGCGCTACGACGACGCACAAACCTTCGATCAAGCTATCAAACAGCTTGCACGTCAGACGCGGGGTGATTATGAAGATGTGCCGGCGCGAGAACGCCTCATTGAGGCGCGTCTTGCGGAGGCGTGTTCGCGGAAGCGTGGCTACGTCGTCTCGGAGGCCCTTGAAGGGCTGAAGGGTGGGGGCAAGGTCATCGTCTTCACGGCACGCCGCCGGGAAGCTGAGCGCTGGGGTGAGGCGATCCGCAAGGCCGTCTCTACCGGTGACGAGGCGACGAACGCGACGGTCTGGGTTGGGCACGGCGGCGTAAGCGAGTCCGAGCGCAACGACATGATCGACGGGTTCCGAAACAGCTCTGGCCCGTGTTGCCTCGTTGGCACGGGCCAGGCTTTCGGGATCGCGGTCGACGGCATGCAGACGGCGGACCTCGCTATCTTCGCGATGCTTCCGTGGAAGCCCGGTGACTTCCTTCAGTGGCGTGGTCGGTTCGACCGGCATGGCGGGCGGGCCACGCTGCTGAAGGTCGTCGTCGCTGCGGCGACCTACGACGAGCGCGTCGTCGAGATCCTGACCGACAAGTTCGGCCCCATCGAGCAGTTCCTCGCGGCGGACGAGCTGGACGGCATGGGCGACAAGCTCCTCGGCATGGAGGACCGCGAGGCCCTCATGGACGACGTCGTGTCCAAGCTGTTCGTCGAGGAAGAGGACTCGTGATGTCTGACAGAGAGCCCATCGATCTTCGCGCGTGTGCGCTGTCGGACGTTCAGCATCTTTTTGAGGCGCACCACGGCTACAAGTCCGTCGGTCGGATCGCGGTTTATTGTTTCGCCGTCATCGAAGACGGCGCTCCGGTGGCCGCGTTCGTGTGGTCGCCGCCGCCTCCGGGAGCCGCAAAACAGTTGTCGTCCGCGCCGGGGGGGGCCGGAGTTCTCGCCCTGTCGAGAATGGTCGCGGTTCCGCGTAGTGAGCGTCGTTTGCAGAAAATCTCCAAGGCGCTGCGGAGGCAGATGCGCGACCGTATCGACCGCGGACGTTGGCCGGTGCTCGTCACTTACTCTGACGCTTCTCTGGGCCACACGGGACACGTTTATCGCTGCTCTGGATGGACGCAGGATGGCGTGCGCCGTGCGGCGTTCTCTGTCGGAGACTCAGGCGAACGACGGTCGCGCTACGCAAACGGCAGGGCCAGCGGGCTCGCCGCGGCTGGGGTCACGGAGTTGACCCGATGGATCCATCGCGCGTGCCCCTCCGGGACAGAGGCCGAATGGCTGGAACGGCACGGCTGGCGGCGTGAGGCGATTCCCGGCAAGAAGTGGTCGTCGGGAGCGGAGGCGTATCGGTGGGTGCTCGCTTGAAGAATAGCGTGTGGTCGGGTGGCGCATCCGTACCTATAGGTATAGAGTGACGCCATGACCAAGATGCTCATCGACGCCGGGAAGTCCAGCCGAGGCTGGAGCCGCATCGGCAATTTCGCCAAGTGCCCCCAGCTCTTCGCCTACCAGAACCGCTCCGCGCGGATGGTCGACGAGCTGGGGCGCTCCCCCAACATCGCCCCGCCCATCGAGGCGCTGGCGAAAGGGAGCATCGGCCACACGCTCCAGGCGCACCTACACGCCATCTGGGGCGCGGGGCAGCCGCAGGGCGTCGTCGTGGACGAGGCCCACTACTCCGACCCCTCGGTGTTCATGGAGCCGGAGGACGCGGCGCAGGCGTGGTGCGACAAGTACGGGAGCCACGAGCTTCTGCCGCACATGCTCAAGGTGTTCCACGCCTACCTCGCCAAGTTCCCAGAGAGCCCCGGCGACGTGATCGCGGTGGAGGCATCCGTCACGGCGGTGCTGGGCACGCTGCGCGGCGAGTGGGGTCTGTGGGTTGGCGAAGAGGTGGGCGGCGCGTGGCGGAGTCTCGACGGTGCCGACATCGAGGTGACGCCGCTACACATGCCCGACCACCGAGAGCATGGGCGTCCCATCACGCTCACGCGCCGCATGGACCTCGTAACACGCGACCAGTCGGGACGCTACTACATCTGGGACCACAAACATCAGGCGTCCGTAAGTGCGGAAAGCAGCGCTACGGCCTACGCTATCGACGGAGGGTTTGCGGCGTTCCGCATCATGGGCAAGCAGCTCTACGGTGCGGCCTTCGGCGGCCTGACCCTGAACCTCATCTCCTCGACGCAACTGGGCCGCGTAGCGCGCGTTCAGGTGCCGTCGACCCCTCACCGCGACGCTGGCTTCGCCAAGTGGCTCTGGTGGGCAGAGCACCAGATCGCCCAGCTCGACATGACCACCGACTACTGGGACTGGCCGAAGGCGCAGAACGAACTGTCGTGCTACGGCCGGTACGGAGCCTGTGCCGGGCTCAACCTTTGCGCGCTCGGGCCTCGGGCTTGAGCGTGTGCTTCGTCGTCTTCGACCCAGCGACGATGCAGACCACCGGGTCGGAGTGCCACGAATGACCACCGACAACCCGACCGTCATGGTGACGGTGTACGGGAAACCCAAGAAGAAGAAGACGTCCGACGTGCTGGCGGCGTTCCCGACCGCGCTGTGCATCGGTGTCCCGAGCGCCATCACGCTCGTCGCGCAGAACGAGCTGGGCTTCACGCCCGCCGTCCACCCCGAGCCGCCGCAGACGCTGCACGAGCTGGTCGTCCTGCTCGACTACGTCCACAAGACGGGGATGGCGAAGCAGTACGGCGCCATCATCATCGACGACGCCAGCCACATCTGCGACCGCAGCATGATGGTCTGGAACGAAGAGGCGCCTGCCGGGAAGAGCGGGAAGAAGGACAAGTTCTACGCCTACCAGCAGCTCAACAAGTACCTGCTGATGCTGTCCGGCCTGTGCCGCCACATGGGCGTGCATCTCGCCTTCACGTTCCACGAGCGCATGCCGGGCACGAACGCCGAGGGGTTCTTCTGCCCCGGCGGCCCGAACGTGCCGAGCCGCAATCAGGTTGAGACGCTCCCGAGCTGGTGCGACATCAACGTGCGCGCGATGGTCGACTCGACCTACCCCGACCCGTGGTTCCCCGGCACCTACTTCTGCGACCCGACGTCGCCGGAGTGGGTCACCGGAGATCGCACCGGCGTGTGCTGGGCGAAGACCCCCGGCAACCTCCGCGAGATCCTGCGTGCCTCGGCGGGCGGGTACGCGCTGACCCGCGTCGCGGGGCTTGAGTGGCAGGACGATCTGGCCGACGCGTTGTCCGAGCGCATCCTCGCGTCCGGCGATGTGCACGGTTCCATCAAGGCTATCTCTGAGGAGCATCCGCTGTTCCACGCGGGCCATCAACAAATTCATCTCCGCTGGGCTTGCCAAGATGGTATTGCCCGCGCTACGTTCCTCAAGCGCAAGGCGAGGAACCTCTTCGACCTCGCGCCGAAGGATGAACCCAAGAAGGGCGGCGGCGTGCCTGTGCCTCCTCCTTCCGTCGGGTAGTCGTTCGCTCTCATCACCACCAAGACCACCACGTTCGGAGTTCCTATGTCTTTCAGCATCAGCGGCGCCAGCTTCAAGGGCGTCTCCGTCCTCGGTTCCTCCCAGCCCGAGGCGGGCTACTACGAGGTGTCCGGCATCAGCGTCGAGTACAAGGCCGGCGACAAGCAGGACGCGCGCCGCTTCACGGTCGAGTTCCCCAACGGCTTCAAGATGTTCGAGTTCCTCCACGTCCCGGTGGACGGCCTCCCCGAGAAGAGCTTCAAGGGCCGCATCGCCGCCCTGAAGACCATCCTCTCCTCCTTCGGCTTCACCAACGAGGAGATCGAGAACAACGACATCAGCGACGCGTGGTTCGTCTCCGGGACGAACGGCGGCCGCAAGGCGTACGTCGAGTTCGTACCCGGCCAGCAGGGCGTGCAGGGTTCCTACGCCAAGATCAACAAGTTCCTCTCGAAGGAGCAGTACGAGAAGGCCGTCGCGTCGGGCGCCAAGCCCGTGGCGCAGGCCGGTGGCGTGCCCCCGCAGCGCACCGCTCCGGCGGTTCCGGCCGGCATCCCGGCCTCCCCGTCCGCGTCCATCGCGGCCCCGGTGCAGGCGGTGGCCCCGGCTCCCGCCGGCGGTCTTCGTCTCCCGCCGCCCCCGGCCGTCGGCGTCGCCCGCTAAGCGCAGCGGCTGACAGCGCCCCGCCCTTAGTGGCGGGGCGTTCTCGTTTTTGCTATGCTCGTCGCGACCGGAGTGCGCGATGGCGGATTACGCTGAGATGAAGGAGAAGCTCCGCCGTGAGGCGGAGGCGCCTTCTCGGCGTGGCCCGAAGAAGCGTGCGGCGAAGAAGTTCACGAACGAGATCGGGAACCCCATCAGCGTCCTCGTTGAAGAGACGCGCGACACCGGGACAAACGCGAAGACCAAGGAGCGCTCCTCGTTCGACGCCGTGCGCATCGTGATTACTGGACCGACCTCAATGTCGGAGAACACACTCACTCACCAAGAGGCGGTCGAGTTGCTCCGCTGCCTTGAGCGAGTGCTACCTTAGAGCTTGTCATGCCGCCTCGGTAAGGATACGGGGTGGCATGAACACCGATCTCATGTTCTCGTCGGCCACGGACCAGTGGGCCACTCCCATCGAGTTCTTCAACGAGTGGAACGCCATCTTCGGCTTCACGCTCGACGTGTGCGCGGACGCGGACAACGCGAAGTGCGCCCGCTTCTTCGACCGTGAGGCGAACGGACTGAAGCAGGACTGGTCCCTCGACGTCTGCTGGATGAACCCGCCCTACGGTCGCGAGATCGGTCAGTGGGTCAAGAAGGCGTACAACGAGAGCCGCAACGGCGCGACCGTCGTCTGCCTCCTGCCAGCCCGTACGGACACGGCATGGTGGCACGACTACGTGCTGCCGATGGCGACGGTGACGTTCATCCGCGGCCGCCTCAAGTTCGGCGACTCCAAGAACAGCGCGCCGTTCCCGTCGGCCGTCGCCGTCTTCTACCCGCCGAAGGGCGCCCGATGAGCTACGACCCTCGTGCCTGTGGGGCACGCTGCGACGAGTGTCCGCTTGGCCCCAAGGGCAGCCATCGCGACGGGCCGTGGCGCCCGGTCGCGCCGGAGATCCACGAGAACGCCGTCGTGCTGGCGGTGGCCGAGTCGCCAGGTGTCGACGACGCCGCCAACGAACGCCCGCTGTCCGGCCGCAGCGGCGGCGAGTGGAACCTCGCGCTCCTCGCCACGGGCCGCAAGCGCACCGACATCAGCCTCACCCATGTCGTCGCGTGCAACGCAGGCGCGCAGCCGAACGCATGGGAGAAGATGACCAAGGCGCTCGACAAGGAGAACCGCCGGCGTCTTGTTACTGGGCTCCCGGCCCTCCCGGACCCTATCTCGTGCTGCCGCCCCCGTCTACTCAAGGAGGCAGAAGATTACGAGAACATCATCGCGCTCGGCCGGTCGGCGGCCAACGCCCTGACGGCGAAGGCGCAGTCCATCTTCGCGCTGCGCGGCGGCCCGGTGTGGGTCGACGAGAACTGGCAAGCGCTCATGGAAACGCCGCTGGCGGGCGACGCACGGCCCGAAGGCGCGCTGCGGCGAGTGTTCCCTACGTTCCATCCCGGCTTCGTCCAGAAGGCTCCGGGGTGGCGCGCAACGATGCAGGCGGACCTCGGCAAGGCGATGCGCTGGTTCTCGGGGCAGCTTCGGTGGACCGAGCCGGAGCGCACGTTCAACCCGACGCCCGATGAGCTGGAGGCGTTCCTCGATCAGGACATGCCGTTCTGGGCGTACGACCTCGAGACGGACGGCATCGAGGCGATGACGTGCAAGGTGCGCTCCATCGCCATCGCGCACCCCGACCTCAACATGGCGGGGCGGGCGCTGCGCGAGGGCCAGATCGAGGCGCGGCGCGCCGGGGTCATGGGCCTCAACATCCTGAGTGGCGACGGCCATACGCGATTCTACGCGCCGCACGACGAGGCGCGGATCCTCGGCATCCTACGCCGGTTCCTATTGGACACGACCAAGGTCAAGGTGGGTCATAACGCTGGTTCATACGACCGTCAGGTGGTCGAGCAGTGGCTCGGCGTCACGCCGCTGCCCATCATCGACACGCTGTTCGCGGCCCGGTTCCGGGCACCCGAACTGCCGAAGGGGCTGAAGGTCGTCGGCTCCGTGCTCACCGACGTCGACCGATGGGAGACGACGGAGAAGGGCGAGAGCCTCGCGCACGGCAAGGTCGACGACTGGGACCGGCTCGCCTACAACTGCACCGACAGCACCGTGAACGCGCGCATCGTCGTGCCGTTGATGGACGCGGCGGAGGAGGTCGGCGCCTTCCGCGACCTGCCCGAGGCGCTGCGCCCCGTCGGGTGGGACAGCCGCCGGTGGGACTTGCACGAGCTGGACCACGCCACGCAGGACATGTGCGTGAACCTCCACAAGATCGGCGTGTACGTCGACCAGGAGGCGCGGTTCAAGATGGAGATGGACACGCGCGCCAGCGTGGCGAAGCGCGAGAAGCGGCTCGCGGAGTTGTCCTACGCGGTGGGCCTTGGGAAGCTCGACCTCAAGAGCGCGGGCTCCAACGACGACGGCGACGAGGTCGTGGGCGTGAAGCCCGGCAGCGCCGACCAGATCCGCGACCTGCTCTACGAGACGTGGAAGCTCGGCATCCCGCCGCAGATGGAGGCGCGCGACTTCTACACGGCGTCGGGGATGCCCGGCACGGGCGACAAGGTGCTCCGCGGCCACCTCGCCGGTGGGCGCCTGTCGAAGGAGCAGGAGGACTTCATCCGCGAGCTGCGCCTTTACCGCCGGGAGAAGAACAAGATCCTCGGCACCGTGCTGCTACCGCTGAACCTCACTACCTACGATCCGAACAAAGGGCTCATCTGGCACAGCGACGGGCGCGTGCGGTCGACGTGGAACGCGCACGTCACGGCCCCCGGCCGCCTCTCCTCGAGCGGCCCGAACCTCCAGAACATCGGCAGCCGCAAGGGACAGGGCAAGCTGAAGACCCTGTTCGCCGCGGAGCCGGGGCACCTGCTGGTGGGCGCCGACCTCGACCAGGCGCACCTCCGCATCATCGCGAACTACTGGAAGATCCCGACGTTGATCGAGGGCTTCGTCGAAGGGAAAGATCCGCACAACGCCCTTGCGCTGGCGCTGTTCGGGGATAAGTTCAAGAACGCGGACGGATGGGGACCCGATGGGTTCAGCATCCAGCGCAAGCCAGGTTCCGGCATGGCGAAAGCTATGCGCGACATCTCGAAGACGTTCCGGTACGCGGCTGCGTATGCGGCCGATCCTGCGACCATCTGGCAGGTGCTCACGTCGACCGAGTCCGACAGCGGCGAGCTACCGTACCTCGGCATGACAACCAAAGAGGTCCGCCACTTCCACGAGACGTGGCTGAAGACCGAGCCCGAGTGGCTCACGGCGTGGGACGCCATGCAGGCGATCTACAAGCGCCAAGGCTTCATGGAAGAGCCGGTCATGGGGCGGCGCTCGGGCCTGCTGAGCGACGGCAAGAAGCAGGAGGTCGTGAACTTCCCCATCCTCGCTGCCGAGGCAAGCTGCATGCGGCTCGCAGAGCAGGCGCTGGTCCATGCGTTCCCATGGGATCTCGGGCGCAGGACGGGCCTCATCCACCAGTGCCACGACTCCGTCGCGGTCGAGGTGGACGCGCCGCCGGGCCTCGCGGGATGGAAGCCGGCGAAGGGCGAGGCGCTGCCTCCCGAGTTGGAGAAGCTGCGGAAGCAGGTCGAGGAGTGCATGACCGTGCGCATCCCCGGCTGGGACGTGCCGCTTACGGCCGAGGCGAGCGTGGGGCGCAACCTGAAGGAGGCGTAGCGTTTCTTCTTGCCGCTACGGTATGGCCTTGCTATACCGTAGAGGTCTTCTGGAGAGACGATGTACACAGACCTCATCGACGTCGGGCACTGGCTGCTCGACCTCGTGGCCGCCGTAGCCCGCAAGGTCGGGAGGTGGCCGTGACGCTCGAAGAACGCAACGAGGCGCTCGCCGCGCAGATCGCCGAGATGGCGCTGACGATCAAGGACTTGAAGAAGTCGTTGAAGTTCAAGGAACTCATCATTGAGTCGCTGAAGTTCGACCTCGCGACGGAGCAGAGCGACGTCGCGGCGTGGCTGCGAAGCGAGGCAGCGAAGCCGTTTGAGGGCGCAGCCGCCCTGTTCGTGGCGGCAAAGAAGATCGAGCGCGGCGACCATCGCAAGGAGAACCCATGACCGTCCCCATGACGGACGAGCGGCTCGATTCCATCATCGACCGCATCGCGGCCCGCAACCGCACCGATGGCATCACGCGCCGTCGTGCGGTGCTCATCGACCTCGACGACTATGACGCGCTCATCGCTGAGATGCACCGGCTGCGCGAGCTGACGCCGCGTCGGGTGCGCAAGTGAGGGGCCCCGTCGACCCGCGCGCGGAGCGCAAGCGGCAGGCGCTGTCCATCATCACCGAGGAGCCGTGGTCGACGACCGAGGAGATCGCATCGGAGATGCTGATGTCCAAGGCGTTCATCCAGCCCCTGCTGATGGAACTGCACAACGAGGGCAAGGTGACGTACCAGCAGAAGTCGCAGCCGCGTCGCAAGTACGTGCTGCTCTGGAAGGCCGCATGAACAGCGACAGGCTCAACGAGATCAAGCAGCAGATCGAAGAAGCGATCCCGTGGCGCGACGGCGTGCTCACCGTCGAGCAGGCTCGCGCGCTGGTCGCGGAGGTCGAGCGGCTGCGCGCGGAGAAGGCGGAGCTGGAGCTGGGCGTCGAGACGATGCGGACGCGGATGACCAACGCATACCAGCAACGCAACGACGAGCGCGCTGCGGTCGTCCGGTACATGTCGGAAGGCGGCTACGTCTGCACAGAGTGCAAGGACATCGCCGTCTCGGAGTTGGCTACGGGCATCGTGCGCGGCGAGCACCGCAAGGAGGCGCCATGACCACCCACGCTAATGTCGACGACTTGGAGCGGGCCGTGCTGCGCCTACACCTCGACCTTGAGACACTCGCGCAGAAGGTCGAGAAGCTGTCGGCCCACGTCGAACCGCCTGAGCCGCAGCCCGACCTTCTGGTCACCATCAAGTCGCTGCATGAGTCGAACGACGGACTCCGCAACCAACTACAGGCCGCGAAGCTGACGGAGCAAGACCTCGACGCTGAAGTGGTTCGTCTCACGAAGGAGAACCAGCGCCTCACCAAGATGGCGTGGAACGCCGAGCAGGAGAAGCGCGCCACAGACATCGCGGCGAAGGTCGCCATCGAGGAACTGAGGTCCGCTCAAGCCAACGTGGAGCGGGCGCGGCAGGAACGCGACCTCGCCTATCGAGAGCGCGACGATCTTGCGCAGCGCTTCGTGGAGCAGCGGCGCGGGCTGCTCTCCATCCTCGGCCTTGAGGAGCAGCCATGACCGTCTTCCTCGCACACGGGAAGCAGACCCCGAACGAAGAGATCGACGCATGGGTGACGGAGCTTGGCACGCTGCTCAGCGCCACGGTCGTCGCCGGCCGGGACGACTACCTCAGTCGCAGCCGTGCGATGGGCGGCTGGAACACATGGGTCAAGGACGTGCCGGTCGCGGAAGACTGGAGCGGCGACGCGCTGTTCCACGGCATCGCGGTCCCGGTCCTCGACTTCGACCAGCCGTCCGTGGGCCGCGCCACCTACGCCCTCGTCGAGGGGTTCCTCTCCCGCGGCAAGCCCGTCTACGCATGGAACTACATCACCAACCAGATCGGCCACGTCATCGGACTGGCCGAGAAGCAGAGCGACGCGTGGACCGACGTCGGCGTCCTGCTCATCCAGGAGTCCCCATGAAGATCATCATGCAAGAGAAGTGCGGCGCCCCGACGTACCTGAACGGCGAGCCGTCGACCTGCAACAACACCGAGGGCAAGTGCCGCTGGCACAAGGGCTGGCGTGCTTCTACTACCGCAGTCCCGGCTCGTCCCGAACCTAACACGGTGCATCACCCAGCGCACTACAACGCTGGCAGCATCGAGGTCATCGAAGCCATCGAGGCGTGGAACTTAGGGTTCAACCTCGGGAATGTCGTGAAGTACGTCGTGAGAGCCGACCACAAGGGCAACGCCGTCGAGGATCTCCGCAAGGCCCTCTGGTACATCCAGCGCGAGCTGGACCGCCGCAACACGGTGTCCCGGTGACTGAAGAGGAAGCGACCGCGCTGGGCAAGCGGCTCTCCGCCTGCCGGCACTTCCGGCCGATGCCGGGCCTCAAGGACATGCAGGGCCGGACGTGGGACGACTCGCTGTTGTGGCGATGGAACCGCGAAGTGGACGTGCCGGACCTCCGGCAGCCGGCCTCAATGGGCATCCTGATCGCGTGCGTGCGGGAGGCGCACGGGCAGACGACGCTATCGCCTGTGTCCGGTGGGAAACGACGCTGGTTCCTCGCGGACTACGGGACGACGGCGCTGCAAGGCGAGAGCGAGGCCGAACTTCTTGTCGCGGCGCTGGAGGCCGCGCCATGAGCCGCCATGCGAACCTCCCGTTTCACCTGTACGTGAACGTGCAGAACAGCTTCCTCGGGCCCACGATGCCGCCGGGTACGACGGCTGCGATCTGGCACGGCGTGTATGCGCGGCCCTTCCAGACGCTCATGTGTCATGTCCTGCTGGAGAGCGGCGCGCACTGGAGCGGGCTCCCGCTGCACGCCATCTCGACCACGCAGGACTTCAGCGTTCCGCGCGAGCACCTGATGCCGTGGGGTTCGATGGGCGAGCAGACGGAGGCGTGGCACGCGCGCTACCTTGAGGGACTGACGTGCGAGATCCGCGCGCCGTTCAAGGCGCGCGGGCGGCACACGGGCGTCATCATCGACTGGGCCGACGGCTTCTCCCGCTACCCGCAGGAGCACAAGCCGCTGAACCTCATCGCGTTGGACAGCGGCCAGTTCGCGCTGCTCCCAAACAACTACGCAGTCTACGACGACGCGCACTTCGTGGACGATGCTGCGAAGGAACACCTCCGCCGCTACCGGCGCGGCGAGGATGTCTACTGGGAGAAGTCGTGAGCGACCTACCACCCTGCGACTGCGGCCCGTGCAGCTACGCCGAGCCGCTGCCGAAGCCTCCTGGCTACACCTGTCCTGCCATCGACCGCGCCATCAGCGAGATGCGCAAGCTCGCGTGGCGCATCGCCTACCCCGACAAGGAGACGAAGGTCAGCGCCAACGAGGTGCTGGCCGCCGGCATCGCCGAGCTGGAGACGGTGCGGCGCGAGAACGCGGAGATGCGCGCGGCCTACGTGGCGATGCAGCGAAAGTTGAAGGCTCTTCAAGCGACAGTAGACGAGATGCGTGTTACGGAAACGCCCGTGGCCCCCGTGCGTAGTGGGGACTGCACTCGTTGCGGGCATGCTGTGTCAGCGCATGCCGTGATGCGCTTCTCCGACCCCGGTACGATCATTGAGGTCGATGACTGCCGCGAGTGCGCTGCGCTCGGCTCCGGCGGTTGTGTCCCGTTCACGCGGTACGAAGCGTTCATCAAGAAAGATACTTGACGCCGTGGTACGGGTACACTAAGAGGACAACAGCCAGCCGGTGCTGCGCCCGCTTCCCTGTCAGCGATGCGCCGCAGCACCGGTTGGTCTTTCCTCTCAGGAGTTCCTGTGCCGCCGAAGAAGCAGACCACCACCGCTCGACCGTTCATTGAGCATCTCTCCTCCAACCTCAAGTCCGCTGACGGTCGCCCCAAGCAGACCGCCCTCACGGCCAAGACGCTGATCGTCGGGCCCAACGGCAGCGGCAAGAGCGCCGTCCAGCAGAGCCTCCAGCTCGCCCTCCTCGGCAGCGCCGACGACCTGACGGGTCGCGACGGGGTCAAGGACAACGGCATGCTGATGAGCATGGTCAGCGCCGAGCGGCTGAGCGTGCACGCGAAGCTCAGCAACGGCGAGGACTACGTCTTCATCGCCAAGGACGGCAGCCGCCCCAGCCACGACACGGCGGGCGATGCGTTCCTGCCGCTCCACAACATCCGCGAGGTGCTCGACAGCAGCCCCGCGAACGCGCGCAAGGCGTTCCTCGGCTGGGCCTCGGCGAGCGTGCGCGCCGCCGACATCGAGGAGATGGTCCCGGCCATCTACCAGGCGAAGTACAAGGACATCAGCGGCTCGGTCGGTCGCGGGAAGACGCCGGTCGACGCGCTGCTCGCCACGCTGGAGTACGTCGGCAAGCGCCAGCGCGACGCGACAAAGGAAGCGAGCGGCGCCGAGGCGCTCCTCGCCGGCATGACGCAGGATCTCGACGAGGCACCGACCGAGTCTGACATCGACGACGCGAAGCAGGTCGCCGGTGCGCTCGCCTCCACGCTGAGCCGGGCGCAGAGCGCACAGGCGCAGCACGCGGCCCTGCTCACCAAGATCACCGGCCTGCGCCAGCAGCTCGCGACGGCGGCGCCCTCGACCCCGAGCGCCGGTGCGGAGGACCGCGAGTTCTACCGGAGCATGGTGTCGGCGGCGAACATCGCCGTGGCCCGCGGCATCGAGGCGTGCCCGCTCTGCTCCAGCGCCGTTGGCAAGGCCCACATCAAGATGTGCGCCGGGTTCTACGGGGACACGCTGAACTCCCTTCCTGCGCAGCAGCCGGCGCCGGACACCGCGGTGCTCCAGCAGCGCCTCACCGAGTACGCGCAGGACGTAGCGTCCCTGCCGACGGAGTTGCTAGACCTCGACCTCATCGAGTCCCAGAAGGAAGCGAGCGCCGCACAGGATCGGTGGCTCGCGCTCCGCGCCACGTCGGAGAAGTGGGCGAGCCTCCGCTCCGCTCGCAACACGGTGGCCGAGATGACGCGCGAGTCCGAGACGTACAAGGGCATGAAGAAGGAGCTGGAGGGTGTCGTCGCCGGCCTCCTCAAGCGCGTCGTCGACACCTTCATCGCGCGCGTACAGAAGCACTTGCCCGACGGCTGGAAGTTCGGTATGATGCTGGAAGAAGCCGGGAAAGAGGTCTTCCGACTCGGCCTTCTGACCAACGGCAAGCTGCGGTGTGCGCTCTCCGGTGCGGAGTGGGCCACGGTGACGTGCGCCTTGGCGATGGCGATCTGCGCGGACATTCCGGCCGACCGGCCCGTGCTCGTCATGCCGGAGGACCGCGGCTGGGACGCCGCGACGCTGGGCAAGGTGCTCGCCTCGTGGTCCGGTTTCGAGGGCCAGGTCGTCATCGGCACGCCAACGAAGCCGAAGAAGGTGCCGACCGGCTGGACGGTCATCGAGCTGGGTCAGGTCGAGGAGAAGGCCGAGCCTGAGAAGGTCGTGCCTGAGGTCGTGGTCGTCGACCCCGCGGCCCCGACGATGCAGGTCTTCGTGGCGTCCCCGTCGATGTGGGCCATGCTCCGCGCGCTCGGGTACAGCAACGGCCAGATCGGCTCGCTCAACCGCGAGAGCGCCGCGCACATCATCTCCAACGGCATCGCCGCTCCGAAGGAGGCGTGATGCCGTGGACCAATGAGGAGTACCTCAAGAACGAGCGTGAGGTCGAGGCGTGCGTCGCTACCATTCGCGACGCCCTGACGAACGGCGAGCTGGCCGAGTGGTTCGTGCAACGCGCACAGCTTCACTACTCGTCACGGGTGATGGAGGACATCACGCGCGTGCTCGCGGCCCAGCACAACGACAGGATCGAACAAGCACTCGTGGCGTTGCGACGCCTCGACAACCTCGCCGCAGAAGCCCGCGAGACGGCCTGCATCGACGAGGTGAAGGTATGACCCCCGAGAAGAAGTGGACCCCGTGGACGCGCAGCCGGGCGAAGGCTGTGTGGGAACAGCTCCGTTCTGGCGTCTCTGTCGTGACCATCGCCGAGCAGAACAACTGCACGGTGCGGAACATCCACCGGCGCTTGAAGTGCGCCGGCTTCGACGCCGAGGCGGCACGCCGCGCGGACACGTCGATGGACATGCAGAACGAGCGCATCTACGCGCTCCGGAAGCAGGGCAAGACGTACCAAGAGATCGCCACCGACCTCGGCATGGAGCCGTGCGACCAGACGACGCGGACGCTCTACATGCGCCTGTCTCGCTACTGCGAGCGGCTCGAGATTCCGTACCCCGTGGTCGTCCGGCCGAAGCAGCCGCGCGTCTACACGCCGCCGACGATGCGCGACGACGTCATCGACGCCATCGTGGCGGCGCTTCGGGCTGCGGAAGCCGAGGGCGAGGCGCTGCGCCCGGAAGACCTGCCGGCCCGGACGAAGATCCCCGAGCACGTCATCAAGGCGCACATCGGTGAGCTACGCCGGCGCGGCCTCGTCGCCGACGGCATCGTGCCGGCGATGGGCGAAGCGATCCACGAGGCGCAGGCACGCGCAGGAGCAGAGGCGTTCGTGCTCATGGCGTGTATCCAGGCATGGCTCTCCGGCGCGGAGTTGCCTACGCTGGAGACACTCACGGCGGCCGATCAGTTCAGCCGCTCCTTCCTCAACACCACCATCGTCAAGCTGCGGCGCGACGGTCTGCTCCGTCCGCGCGGCTACCTCTACCTGCGAGTTGCCGAATGAACTACGACGACATGGAAGATCCCGATGCGGGCGAGGGTCCGGTCCTCGACGACGTGGAAGACAAGCCGGACAACGTGAGCGCGGGGCTCGACCTTCTGCGCGTCCTACAGAACCAGCTCGCCTCGTCGGAGAAGAGCAACCACCTCGCGGCGTGGAGCCAGCTCCAGCGGCCCGATGCGCTGACCGCCATCGCCGATGCGTGGGTGGCGGACGAGGGCGCGGTGTCCTCAATGCTCGCCGTCATCGAGCTATTGCCGGGTCAGGTGACGCGCGCCAAGGCGCTCCGCTCCGCGCTCAAGCGCCTCGTGGTGGAGAAGAAGAAGGCGGCGCTGGACCGGGTCATCGGTGTCGTGCAGGACAACACGCTGGTGTCGATGGCCGTGGCCCTCGGGCCCGGCGCCCCGCCTCCGTCGCTGGTCGAGCCGGGGATGCTCGACGCGCTGCGCGTGCCGCGCGGCTGGGCCATCGACCCGACCGGCGTCTTCAAGATGTCGGTGGCGGCGGACGGCGGCACAAACAGCAAGCGCGTGGCGACCGCGCCGATCTTCATCACGGGCCGCACGCACGACGTGCTGACCGGGACGGCGAAGCGCATCCTCATGTGGCGCACCCCGAGCGGGTGGACGATGCGCGCGGTGGACCGCGGCGTGGTCATGAACAACCAGAAGCTCATCGGCCTCGCGGACCTTGAGGTGCCGGTCACGTCGAACACGGCTGGCGACGTCGTCGAGTGGCTCGCGGAGTTTGAGGCGGAGAACATGCACCGCTTTGCCGCGCATCAGGCGGCGAGCCGCATGGGCTGGATCCGTCAGGGCAACGTGTCCGGGTTCCTCCTGCCGGATGCGTTCTACACGACGCGCACCGACGCCGAAGAGGCGGGCATTGAGATGGTCCCGCCCGAGGGGATGGAGAGTGTGCTCGACGGGTGGAAGCCGGCCGGGACATGGGACGAGTGGATCGAGGCGATGCACCTGATGAAGCCGTTCACCCCGATGTGGGTGGCGCTCTACGCATCGGCCGCGGCGCCGCTGCTCGACATCCTCGGTGCGCCGTCGTTCATCGTCGACTTCAACGGCGAGACGTCGAGCGGGAAGACGACGGCGATGCGCGTGGCGGCCTCGGTGTGGGGGCGCCCCGCCGACAACGTGCCGACGGCGATGTACTCATGGGACTCGACCCGCGTCTACATCGAGCGGCTCTGTGGGTTCCTCGCAAACCTGCCGGTCATCCTCGACGAGACGAAGCGGGCGAAGGATCAGAAGCAGGTGCGCGACGTCATCTACGACTTCGCCAACGGGCAGGGCCGCGGACGCGGCAGCATCGGCGGCACGCGGCAGACCGTGGCGTGGCGGACCATCATGCTCACGTCGGGCGAGAGCGCCGCGACGAGCTTCTCCCAGGACGGCGGCACGCGGGCGCGCGTGCTGTCCATCACCGGCAAGCCGATGGGCACGGACATGACCAACGGCGGGCCGGCAGCGGAGGAGCTGACGCGCATCCTGCACCAGAGCTACGGCCACCTTGGGCGTCGGGTCGCGCAGTACCTCGCTGGCATCGCGCACCAGCACGACGACCTCAAGGAGATCTGGCGGCAGACGCGCGCTGAGTACGCTTCGGTCGCGCGCACCCCGGTGAGCCGACGCCACGCCGGCAACCTCGCCACCATCCACCTGATGTCCACCATCGTGCATCAGTTGGGCGTGCCGCAGCCGGACGAAGACCCGATGCTCTTCCTCATCGAGTGCGTCAACCGCATGGAGTCCGAGAAGGACCGACCGCACGCGGCGCTCATTGAGGTGGCGTCGTGGGCCGCGGCGAACCAAGCGCGCTTCTGGGGCCGGCACGAGAAGGCACACAGCGGGAGCCCGCAGGTTCCGCAGCGTGGTTGGGCGGGCGCATGGGACGCGAACGACGACTGGGAAGTCATCTCACTGCTGCCGACCGCGCTGCGCGAGGCGCTGGAGCCCTCCGGGTTCCACGTCGAGGAGATCATCGAGCGTTGGGCGGAGCGTGGGTGGATCCGCGTGACGCAGCGGCAGACGCACCATCAGAAGGGCATCGCCAACCGCACGGCGGTGGAGCGCATCCACGGTGCGCCGATGCGGGTGTACCAGCTGAAGCGCTCGACCATCGACCAGCACGTCGCCGCCGACGAGCTGGAGATCGCGGACATTGAGGGATCCAGTGGCTGAGTCGCTCCTCGACCCGCTGCCGTTCTCGTTGGCGAGCGTTCCGGTGCGGGAGTTCTACCCGCTACCGGACTACGTCGAGGTCAGCATCGGGCCGCGCCAGGCCCAGCTGTGCCTCTTCTGGTCGCAGGTCGAAGGGGACGCGCTCGCCCTCCTCGCCGGCCTGCACATCGCGAAGAGGCCCGTGCTCGTGCGCCACGTCAAGGCGGCCATCGCGCTGCTGGAGACGCTGCCGCACGAGGGCGTGGCGCGCCTCGCCAAGGCCCTCGGCCGGCGCATCGTGACCGCGTCGCGCGACGTGCCGTGGTACTACGAGGTGCCCGGCGTCGAGCTGCGCAACGGGTCGTACACCTGCGCGGGGCGCTCCGGCGGCGGGGTCATGGCCTGCAACGCAGGGGCCCGCTTCAAGATCGCAGGCGTGCGGGGCACGTTCTGCGAGGTCCACCTACGGCACAAGCTCGCGGTGCGTCGCGTCGCTCTGCGTCAGAAGTCAGCGTAGCCGCCGGCTCCTCGATGATACCACACTCTGTGGCATCGTTGGGGAGCCGTTCGTCGTTGTGGTCGAGGGGTTGCCAGCATGGTAGAACCTCAGCATGCGCGACGAAGACGACGACATCGAGGACGGCGAGGACGACGCGCCGGCCCCCGCAGCGAAGCCCACGAAGCCCGTGCTGCCTCGGCTCGTGAAGCCGGGCGACGCGGCCCCGAGCGCCCCGCTGGGCGGCGCACAGCTGGCGCGGGTGGTCCGGCCTTCGGCGGAGCAGGAAGTCGTCGAGATGCTCGCCGAGCAGACGCGCTTCGCATCCGACCCCGAGACGCGGGCCGTCGCGTGCCAGCTCCTCGCGTCCGGGTACACGGTGCGCGATGTGTCGCGCCGGCTCAAGCTGCGGCCGCACATCGTGTGGCAGTGGTCCGAGGATCCCGGCATCAAGTCCAGCATCGAGAAGGGCCGGGAGTTGCGGCGCCGGAGCCTCGGCCAGGAGCTTGAGGACGCCGCCGAGGCGGCCCTCTCCACCCTCGTCGACCTGATGAACGACGACGCAGTCACACCGAAGGACCGGCTGAAGGCGGCGGAGCTGGTGCTCGACCGGTGCGGCCTCGTCGAGGTAGCGACGAAGGCGGCGACCACGACGGAGACAGTGGTCAAGGTCGACGTCGACTTCGACGAGCGCCTCGCGCGCATCGTTGCGGGCCAGCGCACGTCCGGATAGTGGACCGGGTCGCGTGACAGATCGCGGCTCCGTGGTGGGTTCCTCCCCGCTCCGGCGGAGCTGCGCCTGAGACTACCCTAAGACGCGATACGGCCCCCGAGGCGCTCTGCTTCGGGGGCCGTTGTCGTTCCGGCGATGCGTCGTTACGCTGTGTGTGAGACGGGGGGCCGGGGGCGGAGCATGGTGCTCCGTCTCCGGTCTATCGCACGCTGTGAATGTCACGCAGCGCGAAGTCGCGCGTCTTCCCCTTCTCGACGTCGAGGGCGAGGATGAACCACTGCGGCTCCGGGTGATGCTCCGTCGTCCCGAACCACAGGGTGCGCGGCAGAATGTGGCGCTCGCGGCGCTCGCCCTTCCAGTTGGTGTAGTCGATGATGATCTCTCCGAGCGGGAGCGGCTGCATGTCAGGCGCTCGGGAAGTCGGTGGGGTCGCAGTCGTCGACCAGGGCCCAGTCGAACGCCTGCCAGTTGCGGGCGTCCGGGTCGTCGAGGGCAGTGTACATCCAGCCCACGGTGATCTTCGAGGCTTCGATGAGGGCCTGCCGGTTGCCTTCCTGCGCGGAGGCTTCGAGCATGCGGGCGCGGTTCAGCTCGGCGGTCGGCACCTTGACGTCCACGTCGGCGGACAGGCGGATCCACGTCGAGGGTTCGAGGCGGCGCCGAGCGCGGCGGTCCCCGTCGACATGGTCGGCGAGGGCGCGGAGCGCGGCCGCGATAGCCTCGCCCTCGCTGCGACCCGAGCGGGAGACGCTCGCGGCGCTGAGCCCGTCTACGCTGATGGTAGCGATAGCGTGGTCGTCGTCTGCCGAGAGCATGAAGTGGGCGCGGCGTTCAGTCATTGGTCACCTTCGTTGGGGTCGTGAAAGTTTGCGGCGGGCATGCGCATAGCGATGAGGAGGACCGTGTACCCGGCGATGAGGATCGCCGGCGGGATGAGGCCGAGCAGCGCGATCATGCGAGGCCCCGCACGGCGGCGACCTGCTCGACCCACGCCGCGCGGTAGACGGCGCCCGCCTGCTGGAGCCAGCGCAGCTCGCGGATCCCATCCTCGAGCCCGGCTACCATGCCGGCGGCGTGCTCCCCGGCGGCGTCCATGCGCTCGCGCTGCGCGTCGACGTGCAGCTGGAGCATGTGCGCCGCCTTCTCGATCTGCGCGTGCAGGTAGCGAAGCTCGACGGCGTCTGCGTCACGCTCCAGCTCCTCGGCGAGAAGCTCCCGCACGGTCGGGCCGCGCCCGGTGTCGACGGCGCCGATCATTCAGCACGCTCAGCGAGGCGGGCGCCAACGAGGTGGATGATCAGCGCGGCGCGGTCGCGCGCCGTCTCGCCGGTGGTGCAGGTCGACCATTCGGCGAGGCGGGCGACGCGGTCGAGCAGGCTGCGGTTCGTCAGCGTCAGGCTCTCGTCGAACCAGTCGGCCGCCTCCTCGAACGGGCCGAGGCCCTCGCGAGGAGGGAACGACGCGCCAGCGAGGCGGATGAACTCGTTGCGGTGATACTTGATGTCGCGGTTCATGGGCTACTCCTGACCAACGAGGTGGCGGGCCTCGGCGAGGTTCGTGACGAGGGCGACGGCGGACTGCACGCGCCAGCTCGGTGCCTCGTGCGCGTTGCGGATCAGGTCGAGCAGGCGAGACATGAACTGGTCCGCGGGCAGGGCCATGCACTCGTCGAACATCGCGCCGGCCTCGTCGGGGTCGACGGCCGACTCCTGCGGGAAGGCGCTACCGGCGGCGCGGATGAAGGCGTTGCGGAAGAAGGCGAGATCAGAAGACATGTCAGGCTCCAGGTTCAGACGGTGGTGCGGAGGATGTACGTGAGGGCGCGGGTGTCGACGACGATGTGGCGGGTGCCGAAGCCCGTCGCGTCAGACGTGAAGATCACATCGGCGGGGTCGAGGTTGCGGATCGTGGTGAGGCGCTCCGCCACGGCGGCGGGGTCGACCTCGTCGTCGAACATCGGGCGGCCGATGAATTCGAGCGGGGCGCCCTTGTGGTCCGCGGTGCGGTAGGCGTAGTCGCCGCGGCATCCGCAGGCGCAGCCGCGGGCTCCAGCGTAGGCGAAGATCACATCGGATGGAGTCAGGTGGCGGAGCGCTTCGAGCGTCTCCAGCGTGGCGGGGTGCATGTCGTTCTCCATGTCCTGAAGATAGCGAGGCGGTAAGGTATCGTCAAGGGGAGGGGTCGGACCTCCCCCAGACGGGTAGCGCTACGCTTCGGCAGCGCGGCGGGCGAGGACCGGGAGCAGCGCACCAGCGGCGCGCTCCATGCGCCAGCGTTGCGCCTCGTCGAGCAGGCCCTCGTGCGCGGCGCGGGTCACCGCGTTGAACGCATCGGCCAGGGTGTCGCCCGGCTCAGCGGCGTAGCCGCGTAGCAGCGCCTCGACGACGGTGTCGCGGGCCACGTCCGCGTCGAGATCGCCGCTGCTCACGAGCGCCTTGAGGAAGTCGGCCGGCTTGTCGTGGCGCTTGCCGCCGACGGTGATCTTGTCCATCGCCGTCTCGCGCAGCACGCCCCAGCTGTCGAGGAAGAAGCGGGCCGCGTCGCCACTCTGGTTCACGAGCGTGCGCACGTCGGACTGTACGCGGGCGAGGCCCTGCGCGGACACGTCGCTGTGCTTTGAGCCCTTGTGGACGCGGCGCAGCGCTCCCTCCCCGAAGTCTACGGTCGTGCAGTTGATGCACAAGATCCGGGTGAAGCTGTTCCCGCCACGGTGCGCCCCACCGCCGGCGTCGTTCGACCGGGCGGTGATCCCGCTCTCGAACACGTCGCCGACGGACGGCCGGAAGCTCTGCGGCGCGTGCCACGAGGCGCGGATCACGAGGTCCGTCGTCTCGCCGTTGTACGCCACGGTGCCGCGCGGGTCCGGCAGGCCGAGGCCCTCGAGCGCGCTGACGTAGGTGCTCAGCAGCTTGTCACCGTCCATCGGCAGGTACGACGGGCTGACCGTGGCGAACGCTTGCCACGCGCCGTCGAGGTTGCGGGCGCGCACGCGCACGTTGCGCGCGTCGTCGTCGTACCATTCATGTAGGCGGCCCAGCTGCGCGTTCACAGCTTCCGCGCGGGTCGCCGGGTCGAGCAGGCTCAGGAATTCCCAGGCGCCGGGGAACGCACGGGGGAAGCGGCCGAGCAGGCCCTTCAGGGCGGCGGGCTCAAGGCGCATCGGCGCTTTGCCGCGGGTGACCGTGCCGTCCGGCAGCAGGCGCAGCGCGCGGGCGTCGCCCAGGACTACATCGGTGCGGCGCTCGGCCTTGATCGTGTCGATCACCGCGGCGGCCGCGTCGCCGAAGCTCGGGAGGTCCTCGTGGCGGCGAGCGAGGCTACCGAACTTGGCGCGGCCCTCGGGCAGCATCTCCGTGCCGGCCGCGAACCATGGCGGCGGCGCCGCGAAGCCGCGCGAGGCGAGGAACTTCTCAGCCGCGCCGATGCGACGGGCGGCCTCGGGGTCGACGTCGACACCGGGGCGGAGCGTCGAGCTGACGGGCTGCGGGGCAGCTGCGACGACGTCGTCGACGGGGGCGGGCGCCGTGACAGGCAGCAGCTTGCCGACGAATCCGGCTTGGGCGTAGGCGCGCATCATGTCGGGCACGGGGCCGGTGGACTCAGTACCATCGGCGCGGATGAATCGGATTAGGTTCTCGGAATTCATGTAGGCATCCTCCGAATTGTCGTGTAGGCTGGCCATGTGGCCGGGGTTGCGTGTAGGGAAGGGAACCGGGGCGCCTCTCAGGCAAGCGCCCCGGCGGGTGTCGTTAGGCCGGGACGGTGCGATAGCCGAAGCGGGACGCCGCGACGCCGCGCCGGACGCCGCGCTCCGCCAGCGCTTCGATCTCGTGCGGCCCGCTCATATGGTCCGGACCGTCGACCATGTCGAGCAGCAGGCCGCGGCCCTTGTATTCGACGACGACGGGAAGGCGGACGGGCACGCCGTCGGCATCGGTGAGTGCGTAGGCGACGGGCGCCGGGGCGGGACCGGCGAGGCCGCGGGTCGAGCCGGTGCCGGTGCCGTAGCTGTGCGGGGTGCGAGCGGCGTAGTCGCTGAAGGAAGGCATGTTCGTTGCTCCGGGTCTAAGGTATACCGTGGCGGTCACGGTGTCAATGGCTGCCGGTCAGAATGGATCGTCAGTAGGCGCGCCGAGCGATTCAAGATCGGCGATCAGCCGGTCAAGCGCGGCGTGCATGTCGAGGGCCGCGCGGGCGCGGGGCCAGCGCGTACCGTAGCGGAGCGCCGCGCCGGGAGGGCTGAGCGGCTCGCGTTCGTTGTCGAGGTAGACCGGCTCGCCGTCGACCACGTCGACCGGGTCGAGGCCGGCAAGTTGGCGGATGCTGTAGGTCATAGCAGGTGCTCCGAGGGGAGGGCCGGCGCGCGGGGCGCCGGTGTGTCTTAGTTATACCGTAACGGTAGGTGCGTCAATGGCTGCCTACAATACGGACGCGCAATCGCGCTCCCAAGCGGCCGCGGCGAGGTAGCGCCGGGCGCCGTCCGCGTCGCCGATCACGCGCGCAAGCTCGGCCGCTTGCGCGTACAGCTCCGCGGCCTCGAGCCGGGCGCGCCGTTCACGGTCCGCCGCGGCGAGCGCTCCGCGCCAGTGTCCGCGCGCGTGGCACGACTCGGCGTAGCTTGCGGCCCGGTCCGCGGCGCCGGACCACGACGTGCCCCGGTACTCCGCCCGCGCCGGACTCACGCGCGCACCGCGACGGCGAGGGAGACGGCGTAGGCGGCGAGCGTTGCGCCGGTGGCGACGAGCACGGCCGCCGAATCAGGCGCGCCGGCGAGGATGGATCCGAGGAAGGCGATAGCGCCGATGTGACCGGCGACGATAGCGTGATACAGCATGATACAATTCTCCCTGGTGACAGTTAGGGGCGCGCCGGTTACCGGTAGGGCGCGCCGGGCTTGCATGTAGATAGACCGGGCGCCGCGGTCCGTTGTAGACCGCGGCCCCGCTGCGTTGTACGGTTAGGCGGCCGTATCGTTACGCTTGCGGACGACGGCGCCGATAGCGCCGTGCATCGGCAAGTGAAAGCCCGCGCGGCCCGTCTCGGAGGAACGGCTACCGTTGCACCCTAAACAATCGACGCACGCCATAGGCGCCGTGGGGCGCTCCGCACGGCATACGGCCGCGCCGGATGCCGCATAGGCTACGTCATCGGTCGCGCTCGCCGATGCGGCGAACGGGGACCATCCCGCGGACCGGGCGCGTAGGTAGTCCGCCGGGCTCGCCACGCTTGCCATGAAGTAGTGCGACCACTCACGGGGTAGCGTGCGCCACGCGGCCGTGTAGCCCGTGTGCGCTTGCGCTGCGTCGAGGATCGGGATCCAGACGTTGAGAGGGACGGCCGCGGGATCGCCTTCCATCCCGCAGCGTAGCCGGGCGCCCTTGAAGAATTCGACCGGGACACCGGCGCGGCCCGCGTCAACGGCGCGACGCGCAGCGCGCCACGCGGACGATAGTCGCGCCTTGTTCACGTAGCACGTACCGTCGCCGTTACGCGCCTTAGACCGGTGCTTGCACGCGGACGGGCATACGGCGCCGTCCAGCCCCGCGACCCACGCGCTGACTGGATCCATGTCCGCGCGCATGATCGAGAGCTGGAGCATATCGCCGGTCTTTCGATTCTCAGACGGCGCCGTGACGGCGTGCGCGACGAGTAGGATCGGCGCGCCGTCAAGCTGTGACGGGCCGGACCATACGACTACGGTACGGGCGAGCGCGGCGCCGCTCAGGGTACGCGCGGCATTGCGCCACGATACGCGCCAACGGTGTGAGATAGGACGGGGACGGGGCATAGCAGGATCCTCCGGAGGTAGGTAGGTAGGGTGAGCCGCGGCCCGGATAGGACCGCGGCGCGGGTTGAATCAGTAGCCGGGACGCAAACCGGCGCGGGTTACCGCGATCCCGATAGCGTCGACCGTGCTGTGGGCGTCGCGACCGGACGTGAGACGGGCCCGGCCGTCGTGGTCCGCATCCAGCACGGCCGCGATCAACTCGGCGGCGCGGCGCGCCTCTCGGCCGTTGCCATTGCACGCGAGCATAGCGCGGCCGTCGACCATAACGGCGACGGCGTAGCGCTTGACGTCGCCGAGCGAACGGTAGACGGCGACGGCGCCGTCGGGCGACAGCCAGGCCGCGCGCGTGGTAGGCGGGTAGTCGCTCGACACGGCGACGGCGACGTCGGCCGCGGTGAATCCAGCGGGGCGAACGACGGCGCCGGGGCGCGTAACGGTATCAGCTGCGGTATCGGTAGCGGTCGACATAGATAGATCCTCCCTGTCATTGTTTGCGGATTAGCCGCTGTCGACGTCCGATTATTCGGGCGCCGGCCGCGGCTACCGGACATGCGGCCCGGTAGCGTTGACGTCCGCGGTTAGACCGCGTCGACCGGGTCGACGGTATCGGCGCCGTCGATCCCACGGTCCGCGAGGACGCGGCGATACATAGCTACAGCGAGCGCGCGGACGTTCGGATCCGCGGCGAGCGTGGCGAGTTTGCGCGCGTTGAATCGCGGCGCGTCCTCGATTCGGGACTGGTAGCCAGCGCGCGGGAAGTATCGGCGAATGGTCGCGCCGTCGGGGTAGCGCTCGATCTTCATCGGTTGCACGTGCACGCGGTAGACGGGCGCCATTCCGAGCCCCGCCTCAGGGTAGCTTACCTGGAATTCGGCGACGTCCTCGGAGCCGGGGATAGTCCAGTGGGCGATGGTGATACGACGGTTCGACATAGTAGATTACTCCGATGGATAGCAGGTAGTTAGGCGGGTAGGATGCGCGGCCCGAATGGCGAGCCGCGCGACGGGTAGCGTTAGCGGGTGACGTGGTAGCCGCGGGCGCGGTATTCGTCCGCGAGCGCGCGGTAGGACGCGGCGCGGACGTGCGTGCTGCGGACGTGCGCGCCGTCATCGGTCACGATGCTATAGACCGGGGCGCCACGGCCGAAGTATCCGCCGTGCTTGTCGTATCCGCCGGCGTCGAGCTCGACGCGGCGAATGGTCACGTACGGGCGCGTATCGGCCGCGGGCTCAGGCATGCGAACATCGAACGGGGCGAGATAGATACGGGCGCCGCTCTTTGGCTCGATCGCGCAATTCCACGCGCTAACGTCGACCGCGTCGACGCCGAACGCCGTAGCTACGGCCGAATCGTGCGCGTTGAACGCGGCATAGTCGAACGGCACGATGCGCTTGCGGCCTTCGCTGCTAACGATGATTCGGGAGCCGCGGGTATTCGTCGGGCCAGCGTAGGACGTGCGAATGAGCGTTGCGAGCATGGTAGAGTCTCCAGTGTGTGAGCGTTGAACCGATTAGCGGCGCGGCGCCGTTCGGTGTTGTCTATGTAGTCGGGCTATACCGGGGCGTCAAGGTAGGGACCGCATATTCTTTCCGACATCGTCTCGGAGCTAAGGCGACGGCGCGTCGTTGCCATGGCTGGCATGGCGACGTTGACAGATTCGGCAAGCGAGCCAGGCGCGCGGGCCGTCGCAACGCAGGACCGCGTGAGACGGCGATAGCGCAGCTTGTCAGCCTGTTAGCGCGCGTCGCGTGTATCGGGGCGCCGTCGCATTAGTGCGTAACCGTAGCACGTAACGGTGGTTTCACGTGTGATTACGCTCGGTTAGGGGTGACCTCGGGCGTTACTCCGGGCCGCGGAGGTACCCCTATATAAACGTATAGAAACACTATAGACGCGTAGAGCTAACAGGATCGTAGGGGGTATGTGATCGTAGAGTGATCTGGATCCTGTGTGATAGCTGGACATAGCTAAGATCATTCAGGATCGGCGTTACGTCGACATGAATTGCAACTCAGTTGCAATAAGGAATAACGCAGGTTGAAACTGCCATATCGTGTAACACGCTGTGAGTAACGCGTCGCGACGCGACGTCAAGTATCGATCTAAGCTTGCGCCGCAAACACGAACGGCCGCCATAAGAGGCGGCCGCGTGGCGAGCTGCTGTAGCGATTAGTCGAGCGCAACGCCGAGCAACGTACCGTAGCGCGACACCTCGCACGTCCCCTTCGCGACGTAGGGCGCGCCGGCGTAGCGTCCAGGATGCGCCGTCAAGCTGCGCAGCGCTTCGAGCGCCTCGGCGCGCGTCTCAAACGGGTGCGGCAGCGGGTAGCCGTTCGGGATCGGGCCGTCGTCGTCCGCAATCAGGTAGCAGACGTGTTTAGTAGCGAGGTTCATTGTCTTAGCTCCATGTCGTTGCGGCGCCGTCTATTCGGCGACCGTGGCAATACCTTACCGCGTGGGTTCGGGTAGTGCAAGGGAATATTCGCGCCGAATCGTAGATCGCGCGCAAGGGCCATAGGACGCGCTACAAGCGACGCGGACCGCGTACCTATGTCGACCCATAGGCGCGCCCCCGTTCGTGGCGTAGCTGGCGCGCCAGTGCGGCTACGCGCGATCATAGTCCGCGGCGCGTCTGGTCCGCGCCGTCTCACGTGCGCCGTTCGACAACGCGGCGCGTCTGGTCGACGCAGGAACGCGGCGCGTCTGGTCCGTCCGCCGACGTTCGCCCGCGCGACGAGCTGCGACGCGGCCCGTACGTTCGCCGAGGGAGAACGTCCACCCGCCTCCCGTAAGCCGGCCCGACGTTGCGCAGCTGCGCAGCGTTGCGAGCGCCGCGGCTACGTCGCCCGGCTCGACTCCGCCCGCGCGCACGAGCAGGGTCGCCCGCACCCGTCGCTGAACGGTTGTTCACCCGAGCGGCCAACGCCCGGCACGAGCAGGCGCGCGACGCGACGCGACGCCGCGACCCCGGCATACCCGCCGCGCAGGCCACGGGGACCCCACCCCGGAACGCAGTTCCACTACCAGAGCAATTTCGCCAACACCCATACCACAGCGGTAAGGGGACCCGGGCCAAACGCCCAAAAATATCGCAGCCATTCTTGCCAAACACCATACCACAGCGTTATGCCTCGGGCCGGAGGACTGCATGAAGATCGACGACCTGCCGCTGCCGCTGCGCCTACGCAACGCGCTGGTGAAGTCGGGGTTCAAGACCGACGAAGACATTCATGACTGGCTGGCCGAAGGACCGATAACCGGTGAAACGACACCTATTCCCGGCATCGGAGAGACGGGCCTCCGTCAGCTGAAGCAGTGGGCCGCCGAGTCAACCGCGCCGCGCGGTGGCCCCACGGTCATCCGTCGGCCCGCCAAGCCAGCAGTTGCGACGCTCGACGAAGAACGGGCCGAGGACTACCGCCGCGACGACGTCATGCCCACGCAGAGCAACGCAGTGCCGGGTCGCTGGAACCAGATGACGGGCGACGTATCCATGCGCGGGGGCCTCGATGCGCTACGCGAGTGGATGCACGTCGACCAAGACGACGAGCCCGAGCTGCGAATCCGCGACCTTGCGTCCAAACTGGACATCCAACGGGCCATCGTGAAGCAAGCGGGTGGCTCAACCGAGACGACAGACGGCCGCGGACTGCTCATGCTCCGGCTGGAGTCGGATATTCAAGACAGACTTCGGGCGATGATCCCCGTTATCAAGGGGCTGGCGCATGTCAAGGAGCTGGGCGTCGAAGTTTCGGCGGAAACGGTGGGCCGAATGGCGCTGATCCGGGGCCTCGACGCGCTTGAGAAGGCTCATTCGGTCAAGAATGGCGCTCCGAAGCCCGAAAAAGAGGCGGATCCGACGCCAGACGAGCCCGTTTCGGCCGCCGAACCGCGAAACGGCGTCCATCCGACCCCCGACGGGTGGGCCAGGTGCGGTCCGAACGACAAGATCCCGGTCCCCGAGGCCGTTTTGCACGACTACTACACCCAGAACGGGTGGGATCGGTACTGGGGCAAGGCCGGTGACAGCGTGATCTACTTCTACTGGACGCCCGAGATGGGCAAGCAGGGCCTCGACGCCTTCCCCGGCAGCGACAAGAACGGTCGCCGCATCGCGGTACAGGACACACCGTGGGGTCCGGGCCACATCGTCCCGGCAAACTGGCTCAACTCCTAAGCGGAGAGGGCCGGAGACGCGATTATCACGTTCTCCGGCCCTCAGAACACGCATCAGGCGACGCGGATGCCCTCGATGATGATGAGGGCGGCGTTGTTGCCGCCCGCCTTGACCGTGACGGCGCGGAGCGTCGCGCCCGCGGCCACGGTGGTGAACGCATCGTCGAGCGTCGAGGCGTAGGCGGTGCCCGTGTCCGTCGCGTTGTTCATGCCGTTGGTGATGGCGTTGCCCGTCGTGCCGTTGTGCAGCGTGATGCTGTTGCCGGCGTTGCCCGCGCCGCCCGTCTTCACGTAAGTGACGCCGGTGACGAGGAACTTGTAGGGCACGCCGGTGAAGTCGGCGTTGCCGCTGGCCGCGTCGCTGACGGTGAGGACGAGCTTCACCTGAGCGCCGACCTCGGCGGCCACAAGCGCGCGAGCCGCACCCGGAGCGACCGCGGCTCCGACCGTGGTGTCCGCCACCTTCGAGGCATCAACCGCCTGCGAGGCGATCTTTGCCGTGGTGACCGCGCCGGGAGCGAGATGCTCGGTGATGACCTCGCCGTAACGAATGAACTTGCGAACGATCCAGCCATATGCCGCCATGACCACCTCCAGAACTCCGAGTGCCCGCTCTATTGCGTACACTTCATGGCGATGGTAGCATACGCCTCAAGTAGGGGTTTGTCTATGCCCGGTCCCGCCACCATCCTCATTCTCGCCAAGAAGAAGGCCGCGGGCCACGGCGGTTACTTCAACGCGATGGACGACGCCGGTCCTGCCATGGGCCCGATGATGTTTGAGATGGTGCAGGAAGAGGACGAGGGCGACGAGCCGACCCCGGCGATGGCGTCCACCAAGCCCGACCTCGCCAACATGGACTTCCGGTCTGCGGCGGCGAAGCTCCGCGAGATCGCCAAGCAGCTCGAGGGCTCGGTCGAGATGGAAGAGGAAGAGGACGTCGAGGACGAGCCGTCTGAGCCATCTCCGGCGAAGGTCCAGGCCGGGCCGCCGAAGAAGGGGCCGCCGGCGTTCCTCAAGTCCAAGCCGATGAAGTACTGACGTGGCGGCTCCGAAGAAGGAGAAGTTCTCTCCGATCTACTCGGAGGGCGGGCCGATGAGCTGGGAGGCCGGCACGCTCGCCATGCGGGCCGCCGAGGCACGGGCTGCGGAGCGCATCCGCACAGACCTCGGCTCGTTCAAGCCCGACACGCAGGAGCAGCACCTCATGCGGAGCTACAAACTCCATGTGCAGCCCTACGAGGAGTACTTTGAGAAGTACGCCGCCGCGTCGGGCGTCGACCCGAAGCTGCTCAAGGCCATCGTCATGGTCGAGCAGCGCGGCAACCCGACGCAGGGCCGGTACGTGCAGTCGGAGGACGGCGCGAAGGGCCTCGCGCAGATCACCGACAACATCCGCGACAAGTACAAGATCAACGTGGACGATCCCAAGGACAGCATCCGCGGGGCCGCGCAGTATCTCGGCGACCTCAAGAAGAAGTTCGGCGAAGACCCTGCCGCGCTGGGTGCCGCCTACCACTCCGGCGAGACGATTGTCCGCTCCTACGGTCAGGCGTACCCGAGCCCAAAGTTCGGCGACCGGACGCGCGCCTACGCCACTATGGCCGACCAGGCGTACAACCTCCTGACCGGCACCACGCGCGAGGAAGTCGCGCAGGACCGCGTGAATCCTACGAACACGTTCCGCGAAACCCTTCTCGCCAACAAGGTGCTGTGATGGAAGACTACTACACCAAGCTCAACGCCATGAAGAACAAGGCGAAGGCGGAGAAGGATGACGAGGACGGCGGCAAGGCGGGCCTCAACCCCCGCGGCAAGAAGCTGCCGGACATTTCGGGCCTCATCCAGAAGCCGACCGTCAAGGTGAAGGTCAAGGTCGGCTCGCGCTGACCCCAGACGCCTCCGACGACGAGCTTCTCGACTGGGTCGACGCGGGACAGGAAGGTGGTGTGGACGTCCTTGAGATGACGCCCATGCACTTCCGCCTGCTCGACCTGTTTCGTCGCGAGCTGGTGTATCGCATGGCGTTCCCTGAGCCGTCGGTGACGCGCTGGGTCACGGCGCGCGCCATCAACCGTCCGTTCTGAAGCGAGCCGGGGGGATTGGACCCCCGACACGCCGCCTCAGTCGAATGGAGAACGACAGTCAGGACGACCCTGACCGTCGTTATCGTAACTCAGCGGCGCGGGTTGTAAAAGGCAGATTCGTCGGCCTGAGCGGCGCGACGCATCGCGTCCATGATGTCCTTGTACGAGCGGCTCTCGCTCTGCACGGTGCCGCCGCTGCGCTGCGGGCCGAGGTTCATCACCTGCATCGCGTCGGGCACAGGCTCAGGCGTCGGGGCCGGCGGCGGGCCGAACTTGGCGCGCGTCATGACGACGGCATCCTCGGGGTCAAGGCCGCCCGTCACGAGCACGCAGAAGGCGTAGAACGCATCGTCGTTCTCGTAGACGTCGGACGCCTCATCCTTGAGCCACGTCTCGACCTCGTCGACCGCCTGCTCGACCTGACGCTCCTCGGCGGCCTTCGACTCGTACTCGAACTGCTCAAGGCGCTGGCGAAGCTCGTCACGCTCGCGCTCGGCGGTGCCGTACTTGCCGGTCCACTCATCCTGCGCCTTCTGGACGGACTGCGCGTACTCATCGCGCAGCGTCTGGAGGGCCGCGTCGTGCGCGGCCTTCAGGCGCTCGACTTCCGCCTGCTTCTCGGCCATCGGGTCACCGCTGCCGTTGAGCCAGCGCATGACCTTCAGCTCGTTCTCCTTGATGGCGGCTTCACGGCGCTCCAGATCCTTGCGGCGGGCCGCAGTCTCCTGAAACGCCTTGGTGAAGCCGCGCTCAAAGTTCTTGTACTTCGACTCAAAGCCGCGAACGAGGGTGTTGCGGAGCCCGTCGTCGCCGATCTTGCTGAACCAGTCAGCCTTGGACAGCGCCTCCAGCTCTCCGTTCCAGTCGAACACCGAGGGCGCATCCTCGACGGGGTCCGCCGCTTCAACGGCTTCCGGCTCCGACGCCTCTGCGTTCTCGGTCTGGGTGTCGACTTCCTCTTCCTCGGCCTGGTCGAACATACGAACCTCCTACTTCTTGATCATGCTCGGCTCGGTCGGCGGGGGCGTCGCGGGGGCCTTCAGACCCTCCTCGGCCATCGCCTTCCGGGCCATGGAGTCCTCGCTGGCGCCCATGTTCTTCTCCAGCTGCATGCGGAGATTCATGTCCTTCTCCAGCATCATGGCAAGCTCCTCGGGCGACTTGCCCGCGAGCTTCGGCATCGCCTGCGCGGCGTCGAACAGGGCCTGCGCCTTGTCGACCGTCACGCCGAGCACGTCGGCGATGACCTGAACGCCACCCGTCGCGCCACCCTCGGCGGGCATCGAGGTGCCCGTTGCGGGGGCCTGCTCGCCGTTCATCGTGCCGGACGACGCGGGAGCGCCTTCGGCTTCGACGTTGAGGCCAGCCTCGCGCATGATGGCGTCGATCTCGTCCGCCAGCGGCTTGATGTCGCGACGCGGAACGATCCCGCCTTCGGGCATCTTGGGCATGTCAGCCATGATGTAGTCTCCTAACATGGTTTGATGAAACCGGGAAGGTAAGACGTGGAGCGGCCCGGTCCGCTACTCGTCGTCAGGGTAGTCGGCCTCAAACGCAGCGTGCGGCGGGACCATCTCAAACGCGATCTCCGGGCGGTTCGCCGCCAAGAGCCACTTGTTCGGGACTGTGCGGCGCTCGCCGGTCATCTGATCCTCCAGCACGGTGGAGTCGTACGGGCCGTACGAGCCGATGACGCGGACCATGCGGGCCTGCTGCATCGCCTTGATCTTGGCCTCGTTGAGGTCAGGCATCTTCACGACGCACTTCCGGACGGCGCAGCGACGGGCCCCGCGGCGGCCTTCTCCGCCTTGCGGGCCGCGGCCTCCTCGCGCATGTCGCGGCGCACAGCGTCGTCGACTCCGGCCTTCTTCCGCTCGGTGTACGCGCGCTGGCGCAGACCGTCGAGGCGCTCGCTCTTCTTGTTCGACGTCTCGCTGGTCAGCTCGACGCGGTGGCCGGGGAAGCGCTGCTGGATCTTCGCCACGGCGCGGTCGTAGTCTTCCTTCGTCTCGGCCTTGCCCAGCGTGCCCATGTCGATGGCCGTGAAGCTGCCGTAGCCGTGGCCGCGCACCGACGGCGCACGTCCGTGCGACCAGTCGATCTGAGAGGGCTCCCCGCAGTCGGAGCAGACGGGCAGCGACTCGACGCGGACGAAGACATCGACTGCCTTCCACCCACACGCAGAACACCGTAGATCATGAGTCGGCATAGGTTTCCTTAAACTTGAGGGAAAAGTTTCTCACGCCACCGGGACCGGCGTCGGGCCCATCGCCGCCATGACGTCGGACGGCACGTTCTGCGTCGCGGCTTCGGTCGTCTCGTTCCCCGGCACCTCGCCGCCCGGCAGCATCGGCATGCCCGGAGGAGCCGCGCCGGGCCCCGCGCCGCCTCCCTGTGCTGCGGCCATCTGCGCCATCATCATCTGCTGCGCCATCGCCTCCTGCTGCTCCAGCTCTTCCTTCGGGATGAGGAGCTTCGTGGAGAGGCCGACGCCGGTGACCAACTCTTCGAGCAGCGCGCGCTTGTTGATGTTCGGATCCTGCGCGAGGATCGGGAACAGCTTGAGCAGCGTCTCAGACATGACCGACGGGTTCTGGCGGATCGGGTTGTACGACACCATCGCGAAGCCCATGTCGACCTCGTGGATGTCTTCCAGCGACACCTCGGTCCACCCCTCGTGCCCGCTGACCTGCACGAGCTTCGGCTCCTGCATGTACTTCTTCGACAGGTAGAGGCACTTCTCGGCGACGTCGGTGAGCGCCGAGTTGATGTGCCCCTCGCGCGTCGCGAGACGGGTCCGCATCTGCGCGTCGATGATCGCCATCTCCGTCGCGGTGCGGGCGCCGGCGACCTGACCGCGGGCCGCCTCGGCGAGGGCCGAGATGAACGCCGCGTCGCCTTCCTGACGCGCGATGAAGTTCTCAACGCCAGCCGGCACCTGCGGCATCGGCATCTCGTAGAACAGCGTCGACAGCGTGCGGAGGCCCTCGGCGTTCGTCGGGCTGATGGGCACGAACGAGCCCGTCGCCGCCTCAACCGCCTTGTTGAGGTCTTCCTCAGTGATCAGCTCGCTGTTGAACAGGATGCGCGGGATCATCAGGTAGACGATCTGCTTCATGTGCGTGAGCAGGTCGTTGATCGTCTCCTGCTGGTTGAGGACCAGCTGGACCTCGGACAGGCCGAGGCAGTCGACCGCGCTCTGGTTGAGCGAGAACATCGAGTAGGGGATGTAGTCCAGCTCCTGCTCGAACACGACGGCGTCGGCCTGACGGACGTAGTGCTGGACCTTGTTCGTCTCGCGGTCGTAGTACTCCCAGACCGTGACCCACTCGAAGCTGTCGCGAAGCTGCGCGGTGTCGCTGTTCTTGTAGGAGTCGGTGATCCACTTCGGGTAGCGGTCGGGCTGCACGTCCGTGATCTTCGGCGAGCGGTAGATGCCCGCCTTCACGCGGCGCTGAAACTCGGTCCACGGGATGACCGCCGCCTCAAGCCAGTAGCGGATGTCGTCCGGGTCGCGGACGGTCTGGTCAAAGAAGACCGAGCCCGGCTCCAGCACCCGCACGATGGGGCGGTCGGCGTTCATGTCCCAGCCGGTCTTGAACACGCCACGCTTGCAGAGGACCGCGTCGATGAGCGCAGTCGCGGCCCGGCGCCGCATGTTGTTCACGTCGAAGACGTAGTCCATGAGCCCGTTGACGAGCGGGATGGCGTCCTGGCTCTGGCGGTTGCGCGGGTTGGCGGCGACCTTCGGGTTGGGCCCGAGCAGCGCCGACACCGCGGTGTCCGCGATGGCGTAGATCATGTTCTTCGAGCAAAGGAACGACGGAATCGCACCATCGCTCAGGTTCACATCGTTGCGCGACGTGTAGAACTCGCCGCGGTAGTAGCGCCGCGCCTTGTCGAAGTTCTTCTTCTCGGTGCGCTCGTAGAAGCGACGATGACGGTCGATGAGAGTCGCGAGATTCATGTCCACTCCCGAGCGATGGGCTTGAAGGGGTTGCGCGCCGCAGCACGCTCTTGATGCTTGTAACGGTCGAGGTCGGCGATGGTAACCCGAGCCTCATCGGACGGGGCAGAATCCTGCGTCTGCATCGGCATTTCATCGCTCGTGAAGCGGCGACGGGACAGCACGTCGGCCGCCATGACGGCGGTGCGCGCCAAGTCGAAGTGGTGCGTCGTGCCGTCGCTGTTCGTCGACCGCTTGCCGCGGTTGCCGTCGTAGTTCAGCAACTGGTGAAGCAGCGGCTTGGACTTGATCGTGAGTTCCCGCTCACGAAGCATGCGAACGAGGCGGGCCTCGCCCTCCTGCACCCGCTTCTCCGTGGCGTACCAGCCGGGGTGGTTGCGGTCGGTCCAGAGCAGGTTGCGGGCGCCCTTGTCCTTCAGCATGGCGATACACGCCGCGGCGTTCGACTCGACGGCGAGGAGCCCGTTGTTGAAGAAGCGCTGGAGGTTCAGGAGGCGCTCGCTGAAGCGACCTGGGTCTTCGCGCCCTTCCCAGACGGCGACCTCGCGACGCTCCGTCGCGTCCCACACCGTCACGGCGCTGTTGTCGCCCGAGCCGCCGAAGCCAGCTGGGTCAGCGCAGATGAGGTACGCGCGACCGCGCACCGGCTTCTCCAAGAGGCTCGCGCCCTTCGCCACCGGCTCCGGCGGCGTGATGGAGTGCAGCAGGCTCTCCTTGAGCACGTCGATGGGCATGACGGGCGAGCCCGAGCCGAGCCAGCCGTCGTAGGCGTCCGACGGGTACTTCGACGTGAAGAGCCGCTCGTCGTTGCCCATCTCCGTCTGGAGCGAGAGGCGGCGGAACGCGAGGTTGTGGAGGTCCATCCCCGGATGCCGCTTCATGTACTCGACCTCGACCTCCGTCGGCTTCAGACCGGCGGGGTCGGAGCGGCACGACGGGTCAAGCCACCACTCCAAGAACACGGGGTGGAAGCGACCCTTGCCCTCCAGCGCGTTGTGCCACATCGTCTCGTGGTGACTGCCAGCAGAGCCAGGCGTCGACTCCAAGATGACGCGGGCGTTCTGGCGCTTGTTGACGGCGGGGAAGATGTTCGCCGCCGCCTTGCGCTGCCACTGCGCCTCACCGAACTCGGTGATGAGCAGGCGGTCGATGGAGCGACCAACGGCGGGACTGCGTCCACCAGCCGTCAGCACCTTGATGCCGCCGCCGTGGATGAAGTGAATCTGCGTCGTGCCGGGCTTGCGGCCCGCCTCGGTCGGCACCTTCACGTCGTCGGGCAGGTTCTTGTAGGCGAACAGGATGCGCTCAAAGATGTCCTCGGCGGTGTCCTGCCGCTCAGCGATCAGCACGCCCTTCACGCCCTGCAAGTACATGCAGTCGCGGAGCAGCAGCATGACCGACGGCGTGGTGATCTTCGCCTGACGGAACTTGTCGCAGAGCACCCAGCGGTGGTCGGAGCACGCCTGCAAGAACTTCATCTGGATGTTCGTCGGCTCGAGGTAGCCGATGGACTCGTCCTCACGGACGATCTGGCACATCGAGACGAACGCCCACGGCGTCGCGAACAGCGCGTTCACCTTGCCCATGTGCATGTGCGGCAACTGCACGATCTTGGCGCCGCCCGGTAGACTTGCAGGAGCTGACACGGTAGACTGCCTCTAACCTATGCTAACACGGTATGGGCGGGGAGTCGACATGGCCGACAACTGGATCAAGGGCGCGATCAAGAAGCCGGGCGCTCTCCGCGAGAAGATGGGCGCCAAGGAAGGCGAGAACATCCCGAAGGAGAAGATCGCTGCCAAGATCGGTCAGCTCCAGAAGGAGAGCGAGGGCGACAAGAAGCTCTCGTCCGCCAAGCGCACCCTGCTCAAGCAGCTCGTGCTCGCCCGCACGCTCGGGAAGATGAAGTGATCGGCACCGACGTGCAGAACACGACCCTGCCTGACAAGAAGGGCGCCAAGGCCATCCCCGCCGCGCAGAAGCGGGAGATGATCAAGGCGCTCGTCGCGAACCGTGTACAGCGGGAGATGACCGGTGGCCGAGGGTAAGTACAAGCACATCAACTTCAAGCCGCCGCAGTCCGTGGCCGCGGCTGCCGTGCGCGGCCTCATGCTGCGCCGCGAGCAGTCGAAGTCGCAGAAGGCGGGCCTCGACGCGAAGCAGGCCGCCGCTCAGGGCATCGGCTCCGGCGTCCAGCGCGCCGCGAACCTGAAGAACCGCTCTGAGATGGACCCGTCCACCGTGAAGCGGATGAAGGCGTACTTCGACCGACACGCGAGCAACTACCAGCTCGACGCGGGGAAGAGCCCGAAGGAAGACAAGGGCTACGTCGCGGGCCTCCTCTGGGGTGGTGGGGCCGGCAAGGCGTGGGCGAACAAGGTGGCGCGCCAGATGGAGGCCGCCGACAAGCGAGGGAAGTGATGGACCGACGCTCGACGTTGAAGCAGGTCTACTCCAACCCCGGACTGCGAGAGCGCATCAAGAAGCGCGTCCTCGCAGGCGGCAAGGGCGGCAAGCCGGGCCAGTGGTCCGCCCGCAAGGCGCAGATGGTCGCCCAGCAGTACAAGAAGGCGGGCGGTAGCTACAAGAGCGGGCCGTCGAAGTCGCAGAAGAGCCTCAAGAAGTGGACGAAGCAGGAGTGGACGACACCCTCCGGCAAGCCCAGCGTGCAGGGGCCGAAGGCCACCGGCGAGGTCTACGCGCCGAAGAAGGCCATTGAGCGTCTTCGTTCCACACCGGGTGGGATGCAGAAGCTCGTCGCGGCTACCCGTGCGAAGCGCGAGGCGTCCAAGAAGGGCGAGCAGTTCGCGCGCCACGGCCTCCACGAAGGCAAGGACCGTTCGTCATAGGCGTGCGGGGGCCTTCCACTCTCGGCGGCAACTTTTCGTATCCCGCTGCTTGCGTGGTTGCAACACACCGTGCTAACTTTCTTGAGCACCCCTCGTTGGTGTTTCGGGTAGCCCTTCGGGGTCCGTAGCAACGGCAAGCGGGCAGGCGCAGCACGAACCTCAACCGTTCCTTCGACCCAGCCGGTCGGAGTCGCACCGCGCGTCTGCCCCCGGCTACGGAGTTCAAGATGGCGATCTCTACCGAAATCCTCAACACCACGTTCGCGGACCTGCGCGGCCCGCTCATCAACTCCTTCATCCGCTCCAATGAGCTGCTCGACGCGCTTATGACCAAGGCGCGCATGCCCTCTGAGGGCGGCAGCCTCATCGAGCGTTCCTTCGCCGGCGGCGCCCCCGCCCGCGGCGTCGGCGTCTTCGTCGGCGACGAGCTGCTCAACATGACGCGCCGTCAGCAGACCAAGCGCTTCCAGGTCGAGCCGCACCGCATCGTGGCCGCGATCAACATCCCGAAGAAGGAACTCCTCTTCAACAGCGGCAAGCTCGCTGTGATCCGCCTCATCGAGGAGTACCCCCAGACCACGCTTGAGGGCGCCAAGTCTGACCTCAACGCCTTCCTCCTCACCGGCGCCTCCCGCGGCCTCGTGTTCCAGACCGCCGACCTCGCCGGCTTCCTGAGCCTCAACGGCCAGTTCGCGGCGGGCTCCGGCACGGGCGTGACGAACGGCCTTCTCGACTTCCAGCTCACGACCGCGCAGGCGGACGTGGTGCAGAACGTCGCGAAGTCCTCGTCGTACTCGCACTTCAACCAGTACAACGACATCACCGCGTGGGCCACCGACGGTCTGCCGGTGCTCCGCAAGACCTACCGCCAGTGCGCCCACTACGCGGGCGGCATGGGCAAGGGCCCGGACCTCGTCGTGATGGACGACGACACCTACACCAACTTTGAGGACAGCCGTCTCTCCCTCGTCCGCGTCGCGCTCGTCGAGGACAAGACCGAGAAGACGAACATGCTGGGCCTCGAGCTTGGCGTGGCGAAGGTCTACTCCTCCATCGACCTGAATCGCTCGCTGTTCACCGGTGTGGCGAACGACGGCGTCACCTACATCCTCAACACCGACTACATCGAGATGCCGCTGATGGAGGCCCCCTCCATCACCCCGTTCTCGGAGCGCGTCGGCGATCAGGACGTGGTCACCGCCATCTTCTCGATGCAGGGCAACATCATCTGCACGAAGACCCCGGCGCAGGGCTGCGTCTCCGGCGGCGCGCTCTAAGCGATCCGTCAGGACTCACTTCCACTTCAAGGAGACTTCAACATGTCCTCTGCCAACAATCAGGTCTTTGGGAACGACGTCAACGTCATTGACGCGACTCAGGTCTACCCCCTCGGCACCGAGCGCCTTGTGCTCGGTTCCCAGACGGGCAAGGGCGATCAGGTCTGGCGTTATGTCCAGAACACCTCGGCCTCCGCGTTCACCGAGGGTCAGGTCGTCACCGCTGTGACCAACACCGCGCAGAACCTCGGTTCCGGTACGCTCGCTCCGGCGACCAACTCCGTCCCGATGCTCCGCGTTCTCGGTGTGGCGCAGACCTACACCACGGCCGGCAGCGCCCTCACCACGTTCGGCGCTGGTGCGTATGGCTTCATTCTGGTGAAGGGTGAGGGTTCGGTCCGCGTGGACAGCGCGGGCAACCTCGCCGCCGACACCCCGTTCGTGACCTCCGCCACGGTGGCTGGTTCGGTGGTTCCGGTTTCCAGTCCCATCACCGCCCCTGAAGCGGCAGGCATCATCGGCGTGTCGCACGTCCAGATCCTCGCCAGCGCGGTCGGGTCGGCGTACATCGACTGTCGTCCGTAGTAGGTAGCAACCCTGCTTCGGCAGGAATAAGGGGCGGGCATGGACACATCTCTCGGTGCGCTTCGTGCCCGCCTCTTCAACTTCCGTGCTTGGGACAGCACGGGAACGACGCTGGACAACCGCGTCGTGCAGGCCATGAACACGGCCTTGGAGCGCATCTCTGGTGATGTGCCAGAAGCCGTGGTCCCCGACGATGAGCACATCGTCCTCCAGAAGGATGTCGTTGGAGATGACGCCTCTGTGCAGGCCCGTGTCTCGCCGACGGCCGACACGCGCGTCCTGAAGTTCGTCGACCCCAATGGTGTGGCCCTGACGCCGTCGAGCCCGTGGGTTCCGGATGTCACGGGCACCTTCGACGGCATCATGCACATCGAGGTGGTCGACACCAACGGGCAGGTCCACCGCCGGCAGTGCCGCGAGTTCTGGCTGCTCTCCGGAGCGCCGGCTGGGTACTACGTCTCTCTCGACCGCCCGTGGGACGCCGCGGGCACGGCGTTCTCGTTCCGCCTCCATCAGCCCGAGTTCTTCGTCTGCGACGACGTGACCCGTGTGCTGGAGCCCGCGCGCCTCTACAACGAGACGCGGCAGCAGGTCTGGGCCATCGACACCGGCGGCGCCTACCGTCAGGACATGGTCGACTACCGCGGAGAGGACAAGGGCCAGCCGTTCCGCCTGTGGCGCGACCGCCACTTCCAGATCCCTGCGCCGTCAACGCCTCCGACAGCAGCGCCGACAGCGCCGAATACTGGCGCTCCGTGGACCGGACCTGAGTGGGAAGGCACGTTCCAGTTCTGCTTCACGTATGTCTGGGGCCGTCGCGACCTTGAGTGGCAGAGGTCGCCCGAGGGCATACGCGACCCGCAGTGGGAGTCTGCACCGTCTCCGCTCAGCGCCATCTACACGCAGACAGGTGCTTCGGCGGGCCGCGCCATCGAAATCACGACGACGAACATCGACGCCATGTTGGGCTTCGGCGACCCCGCGACGCTGCGCTACAGCCGTAGCGGCATGCGAATCCGTATCTATGTCGCACGCACAGGCACCCAGACGACCACTCCCTACGGCACCGGGTTTGACCGTGTCGAGACGAATGGCAAGTTCTACCTTCTTGGCGAGGTCGAACCTACCGCCGGCGTCTTTACGTGGAACGGCTCGGCCATCCCCGACTACCAGCGCGAACTGAAGCACAGCACTGGCTACTACGCCTATCAGGTGTTCCCGCATCAGGACGAGCGCTACGAGCTGGACCTGCGCGTGCAGCGTCTGCCGAAGAAGCTCAAGGACGATCAGGACACGCCGCCGATCCAGCGCGACGCGGTGCCGTCCTACATCGAGCTGTGCCTCTACTACATGTGCCTCATGGACGGCGTCGACCAGACCGGCGCCAACATCCATCTGAGCCGCTACAACGAGCTGGCTCGCCACTTCCGCAAGCGCTACGCCAACCCCGGCGGCGCGGTGGACCCCATGCCGATCACCGGCTTCACGGCCCGGTTCCGCTTTGGAAGGTTCCGCGACACGACCTGACGCTCCATGTTATACCTACATGGCAACCACAAGGAGCCTCATGTCCGTGACCAACGCCTTCCCGAAGCCTGACATCGGTGACATCTTCGTCCGCAAGAACCTGAACGGCAACGAGGAGGAGGCCCTCATCGTCGCCATCCAGTCCGGCCCGAAGGCCGGCGGCCTCTGGCAGGCCGTGATGATGACGAAGAACGGCACCGAGTTCGTGACCGGCGATCAGGAGCACCGCAACATCCACGACTGGCGCCCGAAGGGCTGGATCCACGACGAGCAGCTCGGCAACTGGTTCTCGCCGGCGCAGACGGTGAAGATCGGTGAGCAGCGGGCCGCCGAGGCCGCCAAGGCCGCCGTCGAGGCGCCGGAGCACAAGGACGAGTTCCTCGTCGCGGACGCCTCCGAGATCACCAACGCGATCACCAAGAAGCGCGGCCCCGTGCCGAAGCTCCCGGTGCCGCAGCTTCCCCAGGTGTAGCGAATGGCAGGCCCGGACAACCAGCAGACCAAGCAGTTCTTCATCCCCCTCGGTGAAGCGCCCTCGGTCTACGCCCCGTCGAACATCGCGCAGCAGATCATCAACTTTGAGACGACGATCCGCTCCACGCTGGCGACTGTCCGCGGCCCTACCGTCTACGAGCCGACGCGGGGCGCGACGATTCCGTCCGCACCCTTCGGCGAGATGCACGGCATCTTCCACGCCGCTCTCTCGGGTGGCGTGGCAGATACGCTGCTGGTCCGCTCCGGCACGAACCTGTACCGGCACGCGGGCTGGCAGCGCGGGTGGGAAGTCATCCAGACAGGACTGACCTCCGACACGCGGCCCGGCTATCCCGACCAGTTCCTCGTCCTCAACGACAAGATCATCTGGGCAAACGGCATCGACTACCCGCTCGTCATCGACGCGCAGGGTGTCGTCGTTCCGCTCGGCTTTCAGGAGATTCCGTCGGCGCCATCGGTCTATGGGCCGCAGCCGCTTCCGAACAAGCAGATCGCCTACCCCAACTCAGGCGGCTACTCGTGGCGCGGCGAGATCGGCACGCCCGGCGACGTGCTCAGCGGCACGCAGGGCGCTGTGCTTGATGGGACGTGGTACTACTACGTCCAGCTCGAAGACATCCACGGCAACCTCTCTGCGCCGTCTCCGCCGTCAAACCAAGCCTACATCCGCACGACGCAGGCGAGCCCGTACGATCCAAACGCCCCCGCCGGAACGCCGACGACGACGGGCGCTGAGATCGACGACCTGACGCGGCAGTTCATGGTGCGTCACACTGCAAAGGGGCCGGACTACACGGCGGCGGTCAACGTCTACCGTAGCGCAGACACGACGCGAGGCAGCACGAAGCCGCGGTTCCTCGCCCGCTTCGCAGGTCGCGAGCAGTTCATCTTCGGCGACCGGAAGGCGGACAGCTACCTCGGCTCTGAGATGGAGCCCACGGTTCCGTTTCCGGTGTTTCGCACGATGTGCGCGCATCAGGGCTGCCTCATCATCGCGAACATGCTGGCCGACCCCGGCCTCGTCCGGCGCTCCTCTCCGGGGTTCCCCGGCACGCTGCCGAAGGACGACTTCGTCTACCCCGACTCCAACGGGGCCGAGGTAACCGCGGTCGCGTCGCACGCTGGGTTCCTGCTCGCGTTCACCGAGAACGCCATCTACGACATCACGCCAGACCGTGCGACGGGCCAGCTGTCCGGCTCCGTCACGCTGGCGATGGGCGTCGGCTGCGTTGCACCGCGGAGCATCAAGGCGCTCGCGGACGGCCGCCTCATCTGGCTCGCGCGCGACGGCTTCTACACGATGGACCCGAGCCAGAAGATCACGCGCGTGTCGCAGCCGATTCAGGCGCTGACCCGCACGGGCCTCAACATGGCGCGCTACCGCAAGGCGGTGTCGGTCGTGGACGCGCGGTCGCTGGAGTACCGCTGCGCGGTGGCGCCGGCCGGCGTGCAGCGCAATACGGTGCTGTTCATCTTCGATGGCGAGAACTGGCGCCGTCAGGAGCTTGGCACAGGCGCGGTCGACACGACGCTGTGGATCGCGGACATGTGTCGGACGGACGACTATCGCCAGTACATCCTCATGGCGGGCCGTGACCCGACGAAGCTCAACCAGCAGGGCGGACCAGCCGGCTACGACGTCTACGTGGCCGACCACGAAACGACCGCCTACACGCCGTTGACCCGCAAGGGCCTCTACCGTTCGGCGTGGATCAAGGCGGACGAGACGGGCATGACGCCGGTCCATGTCCGCTCCATCTTCCTCGGGATGATGGACGGCTTCGACGGAACGTTCACCGTGCGCTACTTCCGCAACGGTTCGTGGAAGCCCGTCATTGAGATGAACGACGTGCTCGCCATCGGAGTCGACGACGGAACGGACGTGGTCCGCGACATCGCCGGCGCAGCGGTGGTCGGCACGGCCCGAGCACATGAGCCGCGCCTCGTCTGGCGCATGGTCCCCGCGGGCCTCGAGAACGCCTACTCGTGGGCGTTTGAGATCGAAGTCACCTACCCCACGCGCCTCGAGCTGGCGGCGTTCGCGTTCGACCAGAGCGCGGCCAGCGGCGGCAACCTTCGCGGGCGCATCCCGCTCAGGCAGGACCGATGAGCTACATCTTCCCCCGACGAGTCCTGCGGCCCGGCGACGTGCTCGACCCGCAGGAGTTGACCGAGGACATCACGCCGGCGGCCGACCGTGTCAGCGGAAAGCTGAACATGCACAACTTCGATCAGGGCGTCGCCTCGACCATCGTGGTCGACGGAGAGGCGTACTATCAGATCGCGCGCTACCAGAAGTCAGTAGACATCCAGTGGACCGAAGCCGCGACGCCAGGACCGCCGTGGGGCAACCCGGACGCCGGGTACACGACCACGCCCGACATGGCGATGGTGCAGAACAACTTTGAGTGGCAGGCGCTGATCGACGGCACGGGCGCTTCCACGCAGGTCAGCATGACGACGGGGCAGTCGGTCCTCTGGATTAACGCCTACGCGCAGTACATCTGGTGGGGGTTCAGCAACCCGACGGGCGGCGCTGCTCCGGGTGGGGCGTACCACGCCAACGACGCGCTGAACATGCCGTGCAACCTTCAATTCGCGCTGCGGGTCAACGGCAACATCATCGCCGAAACGGTCACCGGCATCGACGACCTGACGTACCGCGCTTCGATCCCGATCAAGCCGAAGACCACGCGCAGCGCGACGTCGATCCTACCCGGACCTCAAGACATCCGCGGCCCTCAAGTGTGCGCACTCGGCCCGCCTTGTCTCCCTATCCGGATCGGCGCTTGCGTGCCATGTGTTCCAGGCCCGCAACTGGTTGAATTGGTGGTTCGACGTGTGCCCTTCATCACCGACGAGCAGGTCGTTCAGTACGGCCCGTTCGACAAGATCGCGGTCTACGCGCGACAGGTCGTCGTCGTAGAGATGAAGGCGTACCCCATCGACAGCGTCGGGCCGGCGGAAACCACCGCCCCCGCGCTGGAGACGGAGGACACGCTGAACCAGGCCGCGCTGTACACCAACCGGGTGCAGCCGATCATCGCAGCCTACAACGACGTGCAGGAGGGCTCGCTCGCGCGCGGCGCGCTCATGCACTACCACCTCCCGTCTGCGGTGCTCCAGACGGCGCAGAAACTCTACGATGCCTCGTCCTTCGGCGGTTGGCTGTTCAACAACTACTACCCCGGCACCAATCCTGCGCTGCGCGACACCGTCACGACCAACTACTACTCCGGCACGCAGGCGGGTCCGACGGGTGGTTGGGGGTTGATCGGCGGAGGCTTGTCTGGCATCCGCGTCAACAACATCGACGTCAGCACGCCGCGCAAGATCCTCGTGCTGGGCAACGTGCAGGTCCGCAACATCAGCGGCTCTTCGTTCAAGCCGTCTGGTGGAGGGCTTCCTCCGCTTGAGCAGGGCGCGTTCAACGCCTTCGCGCTGTTTCAGCTCATGACGCAGAACAACACGGCCTCGCCGACGTCGTGGAACAGCGTCACGGAAAGCATCGGGATGGTGAACAACTTCGTCTGGTGGACGGGTTCATTCATCGACTTTGCGCGTGAGTTCGTTGAGGTTCACCTCATGGCGGTCATCGACCTCAATGTGCCGCAGGCGACGCCGCTCAACGTCGCCATCTTCGGTGGCGTGGCGAACACCAACACCGAGTGCGACGTGCTGCGTGGTAGCCTCATCGCCATCAGCATGAGGAAGTAACAATGGCTGTCATCACTCCGAACACGACCTACCCGAACGGCGCGGCCTTGTCCGTGCCGAATCACAACGCCAACGTCTACGCGACGGCGTCGGGCCGCGGCATCATGTCGGAGCCGAACGGCGGGCTTCAAGTCGTGAACCTCGACGCGGCGTTTACCATCCGCGACGAGCACGTCATGCCGGAGGAGGCGGTCGTCGCGCGGATGGACGGCTCGACCATCCCGATGGACGTCTACAACAACGCCTTCGGCATCCGCGATGACAATGACCCCACCTACGTCCCGCTCGCGGGCCTCGGACAGCGCCTGTACATCCCGTACGCCATGACCGCTGTCGTCTGGCAGTGGGCGTTGCACATCTCGGTCGTTCGTCCGTGGATCAACGACATACAGGACCAGAGTGGCCCAGAGCTTGCGAACATGGGCATCCGCGTGTTCATCGACGGTGTTGAGCAGCCGACGTACCGGCGGACATTCCCCACGACGCTGTCGCTGGTCGGAACTCCTGGGCTCGACATGAGCTTCAAGGACTACGAGCACACGTCGCAGCTCTGGTACGACTTCGCGCTGCTCCAGAACAACGTGGCCGCTGGGTTCCACGAGCTGACCGTGAAGCTCTACCTGCCGCGCGTGACCTACGGCACCGAAGAGGTGCTCTTCTTCACGCCGATGTCGTCGTTTACGGGCACGTTTGACCCGCCCAGCACGGACACCGTTGAGTGCACGATGCACACCCGCATCTCGTTCGGCACGAGGAGCGTACGCTGCGTGATGTTCAAGTAACCGGTCGACCCGACGGGCGCAATACGATATAGTCGCGACCAAGGAGAATACTCCATGCTTCCAGTCCTTGCCGGACCTCTCACCGCGCTTGCGGGCGAAGGCGCGATGGGGCTCGTCGGGGCGGCGGGTCAGGCCATCGCTTCGGCGGTGGACCCGGCGGCCATCGCCTACCGCAAGCAGATGAAGAAGGACATGGACGCGCTCCAGCGCGGCAAGCTCGGCCTCTCCGAAGCGGAGAAGCGCACGATGCTCGCCGGCACGCAGCGCGCGTTGCAGGCCCAGACGGCGGGCGCTGAGGCGAACCTTCGTCGTTCCGCCGCTGCGATGGGCGGCTTCGGTCGCTCAGGCGCGCAGCAGGCGGCGCTCGGGCAGATGGGCGCGGCGCAGAGGGAGCAGCTCGCTGGAGCCGCGGGTCAGGTCGACGCGCTGTCGCAGCAGGTCGCTCAGCAGCGCTTCGCCGACGTGATGAACCGCGTCGCCGCCAAGCGCGCCGAGGCGATGCAGACCGGCGCGGCCATCGGTCAGGCGGGTCAGACCTTCGGCGCGGAAGCGGCGGCGGCTACGAAGACGTTGCAGAAGCAGCGGCTCGGCGAGCTTGACACGACGCTGCGCGGGAACGTCCCGGCCGGCGCGGGCGGACAGGTGGACTACAGCAAGATGTCGCCGCAGCAGCGCGCGATGTCGACGCTCGGCTACTAAGGAGACGGCATGGCAAGGACTTACCGGCCGACCTACATGGACGTTCTCCTTTCGACCGAGAACTACGACGACACGCTGCCGACGAACGATCCGAAGATGGCCGCGCAGTACGCGGGCCTCCTCAAGACGCTGTCGCAGTACCGCAACGCGGGCATCAATACGCCGACGCTGGTGCAGTGGCGTGACCAGCTCGCCTCCGGTGTCGACACGCTGGCCTCGACGCAGCGGATGGTCGGGCAGGTCAACGAGACGTTCGCTCAGAATGGCCGCGTCGAGACACGCTCTCTCGTCGACCTCAACAACAACGCCGACGACAACCTGACGAAGCTCGCGACGCAGAGCACGCAGGTCATCAGTTCTCGTCTCAGTCCTGCGTTGGCGGCGTATCAGGGCGCAGGCAACTCCATCGCGGACGGCATGGAGTCGCTGACCAACACGCTCCGTCTCACGGGCGTCGACCCCAGTCGCGAGTCGCCTGACATCGCCGGTATGATGCAGGAAGTGTCGCTGCGGATGTTCGGCAAGTCACTCGACCAGATCACGCCGGAACAAGCCGCGCAGATGGTTCGGGAATCCAGCGGCGGCAACGAGACGCTCGCGGCTGAAACCGCAGCGTTGTTCCGTCACGGACAGAGCGTCCTCGGCGCTCAGCAGGTAACAGATCGTGCGATCCAAGAGACGCGCGGGCGTCTCTTTGAGCTGTCCCGTGTCAGCGGCGGGGCGCTGAGCGGCGAGCAGGCGCAGGAGGCGGTGCGCCTCTCCGAGAAGCTCGCGGGTCTGGTTGAGGCGCGTGTCGGCATGAACGCGACCGATCTCCGCAAGGAAATGGAGCGCGTCGCGCAGATTGACTCGACCTATCAGGGGCTCACGGAAGAGGCGGACTGGTTCAAGAGCCTCGTCCAGAAGCCGGGGCAGGAGGGTCTTCGTACGAAGATCGCGCGCACGATGGCGAACGAAGAGTTCCGCCAGTGGGCGAAGGACAATGGGTTCCGCATCGGCTCGGCGAACATCGACGCTGAGGGCAACGTGTATGGCTACGCGCCCGGCCCGAACGACGAGCGCGCCATGCTGGTGTTCTCGCATCAGATGCGGACGGGTCGGCCCATCGGCTTCTCCCGCAACAGCGGCCAGCTCGTCCGCGTGACGGTGCAGGATCCCGCGGCCCGCGAGCGCGTCCTCTCCGAGTACAACATCGGAGGCGGCCGGTACGCCGTGCAGGACGGCGTGGTCCTCTCGCCGGAGGACTACGCCAAGGCGCGCCGGGAGCAGGGCATTGACCCGACGGGCGTCCAGCTTGCCTACAGCGCGGACAACAGCACCGTCTTCGTGAAGTCATCGGCGGGTACGATCACGGCGTATGACAAGGCCGGGAACCCCGTCGAAGCCAAGGCTCCGGCCAATCTGAAGTTCAACGATGCCATCGTCTACGACGGTGACAAGCCGTCGCGCTACATGACCGATGTCGACCTATCCGACTTCGACATCAACAACGCCGGCGTGCCAGATGAGGCCGAGCGGGCCGCGCTGCCGAAGACGCTGAAGGGGATCGACGTCGTGGGCGCCGACGCGCTTCCGGCCATCGGCGAGATGAGCGTCGTCGGCTATCGCGACAAGATCAACGCCCGCGACATCATTGAGGGCGGTCCCGGCACGTTCAGCATCAACGGCGGCCAGCAGAAGTTCGGCCCCGGCGCGAAGATCGAGATCCTCGAGTCACGCGGTCGCACGACTTCGCCGACGAACGCGCTCGCGCGCCGCGCCGAGCGTCGGGCCGGTGGCCTCGGAGGGCTCACGCCCGAAGAGACGCGGCGCATCGAGGCTCCGGGTGTCTCGACGCCCGCGGCTCCTGTCGCGCCTGTCGCGCCTCCTGCGGCTCCGGCTCCCGAGGCTCCGGCTCCGGTCGCCGCGGCGCCCGCGCTGCCGACGTTCAAGGACGACGCAGGCTACACGTTCACGAAGGCGGCGGACGGCACCATCACGGTCACCGGCGCCCCCGAAGGCAAGATGCCTGCCAAGACCGTGTTCAAGCCGGCGGACGCCGCCTACAAGGCCGTCGAGAGCAAGCTCACGCAGGTCGAGGCTCCGAAGCCCGCGGCGCCGACGTCGGACTTCTACCGCATGCCAGACGGCTCGGTGTTCGAGTCGCTCGAGGGGAAGGGCGTCCGACAGGTCGCGCCGAAGAGCGGCGATCTGACCTTCGACAAGGAGTGGAAGGCCGAGGGGTCGGCCGCGTACACCGCAGCGACGAGCCGGCTCGAGGGCGAAGACGTCAGGGAGCTGTCGAAGGACGAGGCCATGAAGTTCCAGCTCGCCGATGTTGGCGCTGGGCTCAAGGCGAAGAAGCCCGACGTCGAGGCGCGCGAGGTGCGCGGCAGCACGGTCATCGACTCGGGCCGCGTCCGCAACGTCGGCACCGACATTCGCGACACGCTGGAGAAGATGAAGCAGCGCCGCGAAGAGCGGCAGGCTGAGCGCGGTGTCAGCCCCGCCGTAGAGGGAAAGGAGGCCGCCGGCAAGTTCCGCCAGACAGCGTTCACCAAGCCGCTCCCGACAGGCGAAGGTATCGAGGACGTGGAGCGCAAGGGCAAGGGACGTCCTGGCTCGGTCGGCGAGTTCTACGCCGGCTTCGGCGCGCTGCGCGACGAGCGCCTCATGCAGGGCCTCAAGAACATTAAGGCGGGTGAGCCTGACTCTGACCTCGCAGAGCGGTACGCCGCTGCGCAGTCGAAGACGGGCGAGGACTACTACAAGGAAGTGGCGGGGATCGCCACCGAGGCCCGCAAGCGCGCCACGTTCGGCAAGCGCGAGCCGAAGTCTGTCGCAGCACCTATCGCAGAGGCGGCTGAAGTCACCGGACCTCAGATGGGTGAGGCGACGTTCCAGAAGACTACGGCGCAGAAGCAGGCAGGCGTCGCGCAGGAAGTGCGCAAGGCAGCAGAAGAAGCGGCAAAGCAGCGCGCGTCTGTGCGAAAGACGCTGTATGGCGAGGAAGAGGAGGAGCTTGAGTTCAAGCCCTCGACGCCGACCGTCGAACCGCAGGCGAGCCGCGCCCCGCTGCCGACCTTCAAGAAGCTCCAAGCGACGGGCGCACGCCGCTTGACCACCAACACCGGAGTGGCGTGATGCCGAAAGCCGCAGACCAGATGGCCGGGAAGGTGCCGGCCGCCGCTCCCGCAGCGTCGGCTCCGAAGCAGCCGGCGCCTCAGAAGGCCGCGCCGCCGAAGCAGACCTCGGCTCCGAAGGCCACGGCTCCTGCGCGCGTGGACGACGGATACGAAGCAGAAGCTGACCGACGTCTCGCCTATCTCAAGTCGGTAGAGGGACAGGTAGAGGCGCTGGAGATTCCGGCGTCCGTTCCGGAGATCGAGCCGTCGGCGCCGGCGGACAAGTACGCCGACATGCGTCCGTATCTCGACGCCGTTGGACGGGTCGCGCAGTTGCGCAAAGCGCGGGAAATTGGAACACCGACGCTTCCGGGTGCGTACGGAACCGCGGCTCCGCTCGCCTCTGTTCAGCCGATGACGATGAACCCGAAGCAGCGGGCTACGCCGCTTCCGCCCGTAGGCCCGGCCATGACAACGCCGATTCAGCGGCCCTCGCCAGAGGAACTGAATGTTCCGGCCAAAGCAGCAGAACGAGCGAAGATCGTAGACCAAGCGTACGATCAGGCGGTGGAAGACTACAACGCCGGGCAGAGACGGGTCAAAGAACTGGAGCGCGACCCTAACTTCCCGCGAAGCGAGTTTCCTGCGATAGCGCGAGAGCAGCGGGCGCGCCTTGAGCGTGTCGCGGCACTGGCCGCATCGCGTAGGGAGTACGGACTGCCCGAGAAGTAGCCACCGCCAACCCCCGTCGCCCGACCGCCGTGGCAATATGCTACGCTGCGGACGGGCGCACGCATGTCTGTTGTGATAGGGTTGCGCCATCGGAGACGTAGATGGCGCGCAACTACGCTGAGTTCAAGGCCGCGATGGATGCCAAGAAGGCCGCTGCTGCGGCCCCTGTCGCGCCGCCTCCGGCCGCCGTCGAGCCCAGCACGTTCGCGCCGATGGCCCCGCCTTCTAAGAGCGTAGCCCCCGCTGCCCTTCCTGTAACTGCTCCGGTCAAGGTGGTCAAGGCCAAGCGCGAAGAAACTCCGAAGGTGGAGCCGGTCGCGCTGCCCAAGGTTGAGGTTCCGCCGCAGCCCACGCTGGAACTGCCGCCCGACATGGCGCGCGTCGTCGACTACAAGGCGTTCTACGACCGCGCGAATACGCTGAACGCAGAAGGCGCGATTGCGCCTGCGGCCGCGGCTCTTGGAATGTCGGCAGCTGACTTCAAGCGTGTCGCCGAGGCGCAGGGCGTTGACCTCGACTCGATCTACAAGGCGGGGCAGAAGGGTCGCAGCTACGACGAGATCGCCAAGGCGGCCCGCGAGCGCGGCGTCATGGGCTTCCTCCCCGTCGAGGAGCGCAAGGCGGCGCTGACCAAGCTCTCAACCGACTTTGAGAAGGCGACGCGCGGAGAGGCCCCTGACACGCTTGAACTGAAGCGTGCGGGCGTGGACAAGGGCTTCGGTCCCGCCGGTGCGCTGGCTGGCTACACCGCGGCGGGCACGCAGGCTGTGCTGCCTGACATCGCGAAGCCGGGCGAGCACGGGTACACCATCTCCGCGGCCCTCATCGAGGCGCTCAAGAGCGACCCGCAGGCGTCGAAGATCTACGACCTCTACGGTCGGTCGATGGCGACCGGCGGCACGCAGAAGTACATCGAGTCCCGCCTTGAGGAGCTGAAGAAGCGCGCGGGCATCACGCCATCCGACCCGCAGGCGGTCGAGAAGGTGGCGCGCCTGCGCCGTCAGGCGACGAACGAGGTCATCGCCTACAAGACGGTCGGGCAGTGGACGCCGGCGATCACGCTCGGCGATGTCGACGTGACCGAGGGTCGCGAGGCCCCGTCGTTCTTCGGCGCGCTCTCGCCGAACATCGAGATCATCGGCTTCAACAACAAGGGCCAGGCGATCTTCCGTCAGGAGTCGCCGCTCGGCGTCCTGCTCCGCGCCATCGACATCCCGCAGTCGGCGACGGTCGCCGCGCTTGAGGGGCGCCCCGTGTCTGAGGGTGTCGCGACGGGCGCGAACTTCTTGGAGTACGCCCTCGACCACTCCGAAGGCGCGACGCCGCTTGTCCGCTATCCGGCGGTCGCTGCTGGCTTCGCGGCCTCCGTGATCTTCCCCGACATGCTCCTCGCCGCCGGCAAGGCGGGCAAGGTCGTGAAGGCGGGCGTGGAGTACAACCGCATCCGCAAGATCGCGCCGGAGGTCACGGCGCTTCTGAAGACCATCGCGGAGTCCCGCGCTGCGAAGAACTTCGAGGCGGCGCGCGTTGCGGAGGTCGAGCTTCGCCGCCTCACGCCCGCCGTCGCCGACCAGCTCAACAACTACGACGCTTCGGCCGCTGAGCTGATGAAGCTCGTCGACCCGATGACGGACACGGCGTCGGACGATCTGACGGCCATCATCGGCTCGCGCATCAAGGCCGCCGAGCAGGAAGCCGCCGGTCGCGTGTGGCAGCACCCGTCGATGCGTCGTGAGACGCTCAGCGCGAAGACGGACACGAAGGACGTCCCCTACGCCGACTACGACGAGCTGTTCTCCACCGAGAAGCTCCTCGACCGCGTCGCCGCGGCCCGGCAGGCGCACGCGCAGGCGTTCCCGAAGACGATGGCGGAGTACATCTCCAACTACGTCGAGGGCGCGACGCGCAACGTGCTGGCGCCGTTCGCGAAGGAGAAGGGGCTCAAGGCTGCGGACATCGACAAGCTGGCCGCTGCGGCCCGCCGCGTTGCTCCGGCGCTCCTCACCAGCGAGAAGGACTTCCGTGAGGCGCTCCAGGCCGCGCTGAAGGCGGACGACACGTTCAAGACGGACGCCTACACGGAGGTTCGCAAGCTCCTCCACGTCCCGACGAAGGGCGGCCTCGTGCCGCAGGTCGGCCGGAAGATGAAGGACATCGCCGGGCAGTCGCTCGACGACCTGAAGCAGGCTGACCTCGCGCTGCTCGACCGCGCGTCCGCCGCCATCGAGAAGAACAACGAGGCCCGCGCCTACGCTGCTGCGGCGCTTCTGGACGAGATCGCGAAGCGGGGCAAGCTCCGTATCCAGCCGATCAACCTCTTCGACGATGTCGCCGTCCTCGATTCCGCGGGGAAGCCGGTGCGCCTGTCCGCCGCGGGTCAGGTGTTCCTCAAGCAGCTGCGCCGCGCGATGCCGGGGCAGAACTTCGACGAAGCCTACAAGCTCGCAGCGGTCAACGACCAGCTCATCCTGTCGCAGGCCAAGCGTCAGGGCATCGATCCGTTCAAGCTCTACAAGCAGAAGTTCCCGCAGATCATGCGGGCCTCTGCCGCGGACCTTGAGCGCTTCGGCATCGCGCCGAAGAGCGTGCCGCCGACCCCGGCCCCGCCGCTCGGCGGCGCGGGCAAGAAGGCGCTGAAGTGGAAGCCGACGCCGGTCCCCAACGCCAAGCCGATGGACATCGCGGACGTCGACCAGGCGAAGCGCCTCCTCCTCGACGCGCGGGCGGGCCGGTTCAGCACTGCGGCCATCGCCTCGTACGGGCGCGCGGACGGCACGACGGGCGCCTTCGTCATCGTGATGGGTGACGTGCGCATCATGGTCGACGCGCCGCTCGACGGCGACGACTTCAACGTGTTCGTGAAGGTCGGCGCGGCCGAGACGAACGTGCCGTCTGTCACCGGCAACCCGATGCAGGCGCTGCTCGCCGGTGTCGATGAGGCCGAAGCGCTGATGAAGGCACGCGTCCAGAAGGGCGAGCCGGCCATCAAGGGCGCGCCCGACCTGCTCACGATGCGCCGCGACCTTCCGGAAACGGCTGAGATCCCGCTCGTGGACATTGAGCAGGACGCGCTGGTGTCTGAGCTTGACTCGCTGAGCGAGGAGTTGGACCGCATCACGCGCCGCATCGACGGACTCGCCGGTACGGACAACCGCGCGACGGTCGCCGAGAACTTCCGGAAGGGCGCGCTCCGCGTCATGCGCGGCGAGACGGACATCGAGGGGCTCCGCGAGTTGGTGGCGGCCCGCGCGCAGCGCCTCGCGGACCTAAGCCGTGAGCGCCGGGTGCCGGTGTCTTTCGGCGCACTGCCGGCCAGCGCACGCCCCGTGCTGCCGCCGACCGCAGCGCAGCAGACCGTCATCAAGGCGCTGCTCCAGCGCGATCCGTTCTTCCCGATGGACGAGCTTCGTGGGCGCTACGCAGAGGCGGCTCCGACGTCGCTGGCGAAGCTCCGCTCTGAGGCGCAGGGCGAGATCAGCAAGCGCGTGCGCGCGTTCTCGACCGACGAGATCCGCAAGCAACTCGACCTCGCCGAGAACGCCATCGACGACCTCGTCGACAGCGTGCTTCCTGCTGCCGACGTGGAACGCGCCCGCCGCAACCTGAGCGGCTACGCCCAGATCCTCGACACCGAGCTGAGCGCTCGCAACGCGCCGCGCTTCGAGGCCACCGAAGCGGGCCTCCGTGCTGAGCGTGAAGTCACCGAGGCGGCTCCGCGCGTCGAGGCGCCTGAGGCTGCTCCGGTCGCCGAAGCCCCTGTCGTTGAGGCGCCCCCGGCGGCGGTCGTTGAGGCCCCGGCTGAGGCAGCCCCGGTCGCGCGTGCCGCCGAAGTCACGACTCCTCCGACTCCTACTGTCACCGCAGAGACGTGGGAGGGGGCGCGCGTCTCCGACCCGATGGCAGGGAAGAGCGGCGTCGTTGTTCGATGGGAGCCGCTGGGCTCCGGCATGAACGACGCGCTGGTGCGCTACGACGACGGGAAGGAAGTCTGGACGTCGTCCAACATGCTGCGCGTAGAAGACGGAGCGGCGCGGCCGACTCGTGTGCAGGCGCAGCGCGCGGCGGATGAGAAGGCCCTCGCGGATCTCAAGGCGATCCGAGAGCGCCACCTTGCGGGGCTCGCCGTCAAGTGGCCGGGCACGGAGTTCGGCAAGGCGCACGTAGGCCAGTCCATCGATCAGGCCATCGCCGACGTCGAAGCGCGCTTGGCTCGTGCCGAAGCCCCGACTCCTCCGACTCCTACTGTCGTAGCCCCCGCTGCCTCTCCGAGTATCCAGGCGGCTGTCGAGGCGCAACCTACTGGCGCAAAGATTCGTGGTGGCAAGCGCGCCAAGGCTCAGAAGCCGGAAGCCGCGTCGGCCACGATCCTTCCGAGCATCGAGTCGCTCGCGCAGAGCGCCAAGTCGCCGTGGGGCGACACGCCGAAGCGCTTCGTCGTCGCGGCGGAGTCGCGCCTGCGGAAGGCCGCAGAAGACCTCGACGCCGGCCGCATCGACCAGATCGAGTACGACATCACCATCGGTGATGTGAAGCGTGACCTCGCCACGCAGAAGGCGGAGCGCGCCGCGAAGAAGTCGCAGGCGCAGTTGGTGCGTGGGGCGGACGATGCGCGCGCCAAGCTCCTTCAGGCGAAGGCGGCGGGCGTCATCGACGAGGCCGGGGCGGACCTCGCCGAGTGGCTCATCCGGCAGAACCCGCGCATCGCGGACGACCTCAACATCGCCGTGCTCACCGCCGAGTCGGCGAAGAAGCGCTTCGGCGTGCAAATCGGCGAGGAAGTCGCGGGCTTCTACGAGCCGGTCGACCGCGTCGTGGCGCTCATCAAGGAGCGCGGCAGCGAGCTGACCGCGGCCCACGAGATCCTCCACCACACCGAGCAGATGCTGCCAGAGGCGCTCCAGACGGCCGTCGTGGACGAGTGGGCGAAGCAGATCCAGAAGACGCTCGGCACCGCGACGCCGGAGCAGCGGCCCGCGCTGGAGAAAGCGCTCACGGGCGACTCGGCGGCGCTGCTGACAGGCGTCACCAACGGCACCCTGCCGCGCTCGTTCTACCAGTATTCCAACCCCTCGGAGTTCTGGGCCGTCAACGCCAGCCGCATCGTCAGCGGGCGCTACGCCACGGCCGACAAGGGCTTCGTCGCCAAGGCGAAGCAGTGGCTCACGGAGTTCGTGGAGAAGGTGAAGAGCGCGTTCGGGCTGACGTCCGATGCGCCGCTCATCCGTGCTCTCGACGACGTGCTCAAGGGCGACGGCACGGCGGTGTCGAACATGCTCAGCGAGGGGGCCGCGCTCCAAGTGCAGCGTAGCGCCTCCGCGATCCTCGATGAGTTGAAGAAGACGCAGTTCATCTCGACCCCGCAGCTCCTTCAGATCCTCGGTGACGCGCGCCCCGAGTATCTGGATAACGTGGCCTCATTCATTCTGGAGCAGCGCAACAAGGTGCGCGAGGGACGCCTCACGGTGCGCGACGTGGCGAAGGCGTACCTCCCCACCGTGGCTTCGCAGCGTGCTGGCGCCATCGACGCCACGCGAGTCGAGGCCATCCTCGGTCCTCTCGATGACCGCTTCATCGTGCTCGGCAAGAAGGGCCAGCGTCAGGTACGGCCGGAAGAGGCGATGGCAGCGTGGATGTTCTCGCCCGACGGACAGCGCGCACTGGACGCGCTGGAGCGCGGCGAGTTCGACGCAGATGCGTGGGAAACTGTCGCCAAGCTGCGCGACATCTGGGGCAACAACACGCTGCGCAATTCCGGCGTGTTCTCGGTGCCGAAGCCCGGCGCGGCTACCATGCAGAGCCTTCAGTCGGTCGTTGACGAGATCAACGCGGCTGGCGGAGACGTCGCGAAGGTAGAGGCGGCCGTCCGCAAGCTGAACGGAATCGGTAACGCGAAGACCCCGTTCATCTCGCATCTGCTCGGTTTCGGTGAGAGCCCGACGATGGACGCGGTCGAGTTCAACGGTTGGCTCACCGGCCGCGCCGACATCGGCACGCTTGCGACCCCCGAGTCGGATCTCGCGCGCGATCTCAAGGCGCGGCAGGACGTCGACAAGATCGCTGTGGCGATGGCCGACCGCGCGATGGGGCGGTTCCGCGCACTGCGCGCCGAGGGCGTTCCAGGCACGGATCTGCCCGACGAAGTGTTCGGCGCGATCATGCACCACTGGTTCTGGGACAGGCTCAAGGACGCCCAGACCACGCACGCCGGCATGTACGACGCGCTCCGTTACGCCAGCGTCGAGCCGAAGGCCGCTGAAGCAGCAGCCGCGGTAGCCGAAGACGCAGCTCCGCCGTCCACCTTCTTCAAGGCAGTCAGCCCCACGGGCAAGGTCACGGGCGTCACCGAGTTCCTCGACGACGGTCGTTCGATCATCTATCTGCTCGAAGGCGCGGATGCAAGCACCGTTCTCGACGGTTTGGGTCGTGTTCTGCGCCGCAACGTGCTGGCGACGGAGGACATGGACGACGTCGTCGCGTGGCTGAAGACGCGCGGCGTGACGGTCGGCCATGAGTTTGGCGACTTCACCGGCGACGAGGCCGAAGTTCTGAAGGCGGAAGACCTCTTCGCTCAGGCGTTCGCGCGCTATGTGGCGGACGGGACCGCGCCGAACGGCACGCTGTCCAACGCCTTCGACGGCCTCAAGGACGCTGCGGCCCGCATCTACCGCTTGGCGTCTGACCCGAGCATGGGCGTGACGATCAATGACGGTGTCCGCGCTGCGTTCAACCGTGCGTTCTCCGACGTGACGGAGCAGACCGGCGCGACGTTGAAGCAGGTGCTGCGCCGCGAGCTGGTCGGTGAGGCGGACGATCAGGTCGAGATCCTCGACCTTCTCTCCCGCGAGGCGGTACGCCGCGGCCTGCCGAAGGCACAGCTCGCCGACATCCAGAAGAAGTTCGACGACGCGCTGGCCGCTGCGAAGGCGCGCGGCGAGAAGGTGACGGACAACCTCGTCGCCATCGAGTTCCCCGTCAAGATCCTCGGCAAGGAGACGTGGACGGTACGCGACCTCGCCGAGGCGCAGGCCAAGTACACGACCCGCGCGCAGATGCAGAAGGCGGCGGAGAAGGGAGTCGACCTCGACCTGCTGGGCAAGGGCCGCGGCGCGCTCGGGCGCGTCGTCGAGGAGACGGCGGTCGAGTCCATCCGACAGGTGATCGCGCCGGTCAAGGGCGAAACGGGCACCAAGGCGGCGCTCCGCACGGCGGCTCGCGCTGTCGCTGGGTCGCTCATCGGTGGCGATGTCGCGCTTGAGAAGGGTGCCCGCGAGCTGTCGCCTGAGGTTCGCAAGGCCCTCGACACAGGCGAGCGCATCATTGAGCAGCACATCGGCGACACCATCGGCCTGCTGCGTGACGCGGTCGACAAGGGCGGCAACAAGCAGCTCTCGCGCTACCTCTCGGGCGCGGTCGACGTTCGTCGCCGCGATGGGCGCTCGGTGCTGTCGGCGGGCCACGACTCGATGGGCTCAGTAATCGGCATGTACCAGCGCACGCTCTCGGCGCTGGACGAGGCCCAGAAGAAGGCGCTCGTGGACCTCGCCGACGCCATCAACAGTCCCAATCGAGGGATCCGACTCGCCAACTACGGCTTCGACTCCGAGGGCAAGGAGTTCGCCAAGGCGACCGCAGATCAGGCGAAGAACCGGCGGATCGCGGTGCAGGCCATGGACAAGATCATGAGCCTCGCCAAGGGGTCGGAAGAGGACATCGGCGTGGCCCTGTCGGGCGCGCTGCGGAACGCGGTCGACGCGCCGGGCACCTACCGCCCAACGCACGAGATGCGCCTCGTGGAGACGATCACCTACCTCGCCGGGATGACGGCGCGGCCCGGTGGCGTCTTCAAGGGAAGCAGCGAGCAGGCGGTCACCACGCTGCTCAAGGACGTCGCGGCCATCTACGACGAGGAGGCCGCACGCCGCGTCGCCGTTCTCGTCGGCTCGTTCGGCGCGGCCAGCCTCGGCAAGGATGCGCTGACGCGCATGGGGCTCGGGGTCAACGCGAAGACGCGCAACGCGCTCATCAACTGGTCGGTTGGCGAGCAGCCGGGCCTCGACAACATCAACGCGCTCCAGTTCACCGCCAACCGTTTCGGCGCGAACATTGAGTTCGTGAAGGACGCGGTCCTTGACGCGAACTTGTACATCCCGCGTCAGGCGCGTGACCGCATCGCCAAGGCGCTCTCCCGCGCCTCGTACCGTCCTGCCGAGGCCGCGACGGGCGCTGACGCCTACGCGCTGCTGTACCGCTACATGAAGACCCGCATGACCCGCGGCAGCTTCTTCCTGCGCCAGCGGTACTTTATGATGAACACCGTCGACCACTTCGTGCAGATCAGCATGCAGGCGGGCTTCGGCGTCGGCGCGATGTCGCTCACGCGCGTCCTGTTGCAGGACGTGATGGTGCTGCCGGCGTGGCAGCAGGTCGTGGATGCGGCGAGCCGGCTCTCGGGTGGGCGTCTCGCCTCTCCTGTCGCGCTGGAGAGGAGTCGCGCGGGCCTCCAGCAGATCGGCGACATCGCCGCCGGGAAGATCGGCGAATGGTTCTCGCTGGCGAAGTACCGCATCGAGGTCAACCCGATCCTCGAGGGGGTCGACGGTGCGTTCCGGGCGGGAGGCAAGATCTACGACTACCGCTCTGTCCGCAACATCGCGGTCGAGGAAGGCGTGTTCGCCAGCATGTCGACGCGCGAGCTTCAGAACGCCATCGTCCGCGAAGGCACGATGTTCGCTGACTCTGTCTCCGGCACGATCAAGACGGGGTCGGCCAAGGGCCGGTTCATGAACTTCCTCGCCGACTGGCAGCAGACGGTGGGCGACACGGCCGAAGCGTGGGGCGAGCGCGAGCGCCTCGGCGCGATGGTGACGCTGATGGAGGCCGGGTACGACCCCCGCACGGCGGCGCGCATCACGGTCGACGCGCTCTACGACTACAGCCAGTCTCTGACGGCGGCCGACCGCCATTGGCTCGTCGGCATCCTGTTCCCGTTCTGGGCGTTCCAGAAGAACGCCAACCAGCAGGTCGTGAACCTGATGTTCAGCCCGTGGGGCGCCTACCGCATGATGGCGATCAAGCGGGCGCGCGACCGCAGCGCCGACCTGCTCAGCGAGATCCTCTTCCGCGAGGTGGGCGGCGAGTACGAGTTGGACGTTGAGTCGATGCCGCCGGAGCTTCAGGACTCCTACTACGCCATCGTCAAGGCGTTTGAGGACTCTTACGGCGGCAACCCGCCGCCTGAGGCGAAGCGCGCGCTGCGGATGCTGTTCCGCGGTCAGGCTCGGTCGGTCGAGGACGGTAAGATGGTCGAGCTGACCAGCAGCGTGCAGGAGATCCGGATGGCCGGCGGCGCGGCGGGCCTCTCGCGGTTCGCGCAGTATGCGGTCGTGCGGCCCGACAAGGCGTCGCGTATGTCGTACTTCCGCGACCGTGCGGGTGTCGCGGTCCCGTTCCCGCGCACGGAGGCGGTGCGGATGTACTACAGCATGGCGGGTGACGACCACTCCTACATGGAGCTGTTCTGGCCGGAGTCGGCGGTCGAAGGCGGTCTGAAGCACATCACGCAGATCTCCGCGGCGTACCTCCTGCTGTCTGCGGGGCTGGCGGACCAGCTTCCTGGCGTCGACCTCACCGAAGGCGGCATGCGGGAAGTGTCGTACAAGCGCGTGCTCGAGCCCGCGTTCGACATCACCCGCTCGCCCATTCTCGCGCCCATCCTCGCCGACGCGACCGAAGACCTCGTCGCGCCAAAGAAGGTGTCGACCTTCGCCTCAGAAGGCGTCGCCACGGTGCTCCGCGTCCACCCGTGGATCGGCGCGCAGCTCGACGAGGCGTACGGCACGACGTTCATCCGCGTGCCGGCGCAGGCCGACCCGTTCGTTGAGAACCCTGAGATGCTGTCCGAGGAGGACGCCGAGCGCATCCGCCGCCTTCAGGCGGAGTACCCCGACATCGCGAAGACGCGCGACGAGCGGTACTACATCCCCGGCGGTGCGTGGGCGCTGGCCTTTGAGAACAGCCCGCTGGGCGAGCTAAACCAGATCCTGCTGCGAGCGGAAGAAACGCCGCTTGAGCGCACCGACATTCGTGGCGAACTGCTACGATGGGCGCGGGCCGCAGCGGGCATGGACGTCTCGCTCACGACGGCGCAGAAGGCCGCCAAGTACGAGGAACCGACCAAGCTCAAGGAAACCACCGGAATCTAAGGAGGCATCATGTCCAACGCACGCTACGGCGGCTTCAACCACGCCGGCATCTCGTACAAGCACCAGGCTGCGCTCACCACGAGCTACCAGGTGTTCACGCTCACCGCGGACCCCACCAACGCGCCGCGCACCGCTGTCGTGCCGGACTTCGCGCACTTCCAGCACCTCGCCGTCGAGATGGACACCATCGCCGCGGGCGCGTCCAGCGTGACGTTCTTCCTCGCGCGCGACGCGGCCGGCGACATCCCCCTGACCGCAGAGCAGACTGCGTCCGTGCAGTTCGGCTTCACGACTGCTACCAAGGGCTCCGCCATCGCGTGCATTGACCTCGACTACCACTACCAGCAGCTGACGGTCGAAGTGCGCGGAACGGTCTATGTCGTGATCAAGACTAACGCGGGCACTGCCAATGGCAACCTGCGTTTGCACTGGCGCGCGTAGAAAGCAGCGGCGTAGCTCGCCCTGTGTGATAGCGTTCTCTCGTGCCTTGTGATAGCGTACGCACGAGAGGGCGCACGTATGGCTGACTCGGCGAACATGTTCAGCGGTGGCTGGTACGCGGCGCCGTCGTCTACTGCGGTCGCAGCTACGACCTACACCGATGGCGTGCTCATCCCCGGCGCGGCGCTCAACAAGGTGCCGACGCTGACCTCGACGACCATCGCGGCCGTCGACACCACGGCCAACGGCATCAAGTTCTCGTACCTCTACAGCCTCCGCTGCGCCTACAACGTCTCCTTTGCCGGGCAGATCCGGGCGCGTTGCCGGTGGCAGCAAGTCGCTGCGGCCCCTGCCGGTGCGCGGGGCCGGATGAACATGGACGTGCGCCGCAAGGACACCAGCGGCAACGTGTCGAGCATCGCGGGCTTGGTGAAGGGTCAGGGCATCCCTCGCGCGCTCGACGTTGGCGGCGGCGCGACGTACACCGAGAACAACATCACGGTGAACGTACCGAACCAGACTTTCGTCCCCGGCGAGAGCATCGTCATCGTCTTTGAGTTTGAGGTCACGACACCCGCCGCGGGTAACTCGCTCTCCGTTCTGCTTCAGACGGACGCGGCTACTTCCGGTGCCGAGTTGATCGTGGAGATCGACTCGGGCCGCGCAAACTGACGAGGAGCTGAGCGATGCCGACACCGTCCGGTGAGGGAACGATCAACGTCAGCCGCCCCATTCAGATCCCTGCGTGGGTGCTGGCGCTGAGCTTCGTCGGCGGCGGCGGCTGGTTGACGTGGCAAGAAGCCCGCGGCGCTGAAGAGGCAGCCGTAGAGCACAACTGCGACGATCTCGACGGCGTCAAAGAAGACGTCGCGGCGCTCAAGGCGCAGATGACGCAGATGGACGCCCGGCTCGCGCGCATCGAGAACATCCTCATCAACGGAAGGTAGCCATGTCCTGCGGTTCTGGTTCTGGCGGCTCCGCGAGCTGCGCTTCCATCGGCAACGTGAAGGTCGCTTCCGGCACCCTCACCAACTACGGTGCCTCGACGCGCCTCACCATCGACGCCGGTGGCGGCGTTACGACGGTGAACGTCCTCCGCATCAAGCTCGACTGGACGGCGGGAACCGCTGCCAGCTTCGTGCCGCGGCTGTACAGCGCGTCGGCCGGCGTGGCGGGGTCCATCGACATGGAGTTTGAGGGGAGCAGCACGCTCGTCGCGGCCCTGTTTGACGTGGCCTGCGCCGGCGTCGTGTTCCCGACCGACACCGCGGGCCAGTTCTACCTCGAGCCTGGTCCGAACGCCGGTGCCGACAACGCCTTCGCCTACGAAGTCATCTACGAGGTGGTCGGGTGAGTACGCAGGTCTTCCCGACCGTACCGACGACAGGTGGCGGCGGGACACCTGCGATCCAGTCTGACGGATGGTTCGGGCACGGTATCGACGGTGACCTGACCACGGTCGGAGACGTGACGCTCACTCGCGACACGTTCTACAACAACCTCACCATCGGTGCAGGCCACAACGTCAAGCCGGCCGGCTTCCATCTCTATGTGCTCAACACGCTGACTATCGCGGCCACAGGCTCCATCAACGACGACGGCGGTGCGGCAACGGGCGCTACGGCCGGCTTGGGGCTCGGCGCGCGTGGTGCGCTCGGCGCGCTGGCAGGCGCAGGCGGTAACGGTTCTGCGGGAGGCACCGTCGGTGGCTTCGGGAGCAACAGCAACGGCTGCACCGTCAACGCCTCGTTCGTCAGTCCGACAGGCGGAGCGGGCGGCGCAGGCGGCGCGAACGCCGGCGGCAGCGCAGGAACGGCCAACTCGTACTCGACGCAGATCAACCTCAACACGGTCTGGCCCTGCATCACGCTGGGCCACATCTGGGGCCGCGGCGGCTCGCCCAGCACGCTCAACGGCGGGTCTGGCGGCGGGGGTGGTGGCAGCTCCACCGCTGGGACCACAGGTGGCGGCGGCGGGGGCGGTGGCGGTGGCGTCTGGGTCGCGGCGAAGAACATCGTCAACTCCGGACGGATCAGCGCCAACGGCGGCAACGGCGGCAACGCATCTGGCGGGGCGAACGGCGGTGGCGGAGGTGGTGGCGGTGGCGGGTACGTCGTCGTCATGTACCAGTCCGGCACGCTCGGCAGCGTCACAGCCAGCGGCGGCACCGGCGGTACGCCCGTCGGGACGGGCGTCGCCGGCACAGCAGGCAACGCTGGAATCGCTCGCACGTTGAAGATGGGGTGAGACATGAAGTACCTGATCGCCTCTGCGACGATGACGGCCGACGAGGCCCGTGATCTTGCCATCGCGAACGGCTGCGGCGGGTACTACATGACCTGCCCGCCCGTCTGGGAAGCGCAGAGCATCGTCGAGAGCTGGACGTTCCCATGCGTCGTCACGATGAACGACGAAGGCACCGTCGCTGAGTGGGAGCCCGCATGAGCACTCAGGTATTCCCGACTCCTCCTGCGGGTTCTGGTGGCGGTGGAGGCGGCGGCACGCCTGCCTCGACGGTCGTCACCGAGACATCGTTCGGCCAGGCGAGCGCGGTCGGCTCGTCGACTGACTACGCCCGCGGCGACCACACGCACGGCACGCCGACGCTGCCGACGCTGGCCCCGGTCGGCGCGCAGTACGTCCTCATGTCGTCCGACGCGACGCTCACCAACGAGCGCGTGCTGGCCGTTACGTCGACCGAGCTGACGCGAACGGACGGTGGCGCGGGCGGCAACGTCACGCTGGGCCTCGCTTCGCTATCGCCGTCGCCGGCCGGCTCCTACACCTACGCCAGCGTCACGGTCGACGCGAAGGGCCGCGTCACGACGGCCTCGAGCGGGTCGGCTCCCGTCACGTCGCATCCTTCTCTCTCAACGCTCGGGTGGTCTGCTTCCGGACACACCGGCACGACGAATTCTGTCGCCGGGTTCAACGGCACCGGCGCGGCCCAGACGATTCAGGCCACGGTCGAGGGATCGGTCCTGACGTACGTTGGCGGCGTCCTCCAGTTCTCGGTCGTCGCTGCGGCCATCGCCGTCGGCGCGAATCAGGACAAGACGCTGGACATCGAATACATCCCCCGCAACGACGCGGTCCTTGACTACGGCGCCGACGCCGCAGTCGGGCCGGGGAGCTTCATCTAATGGCGCTGTCTCCGCTCAACTGGCGTTACGTCGGCGTTCAGACGTTCACCGCCGGAAGCATCAACCTCTCCAACGAGGCGGTGTACCAGCTCGGGATCGCGACGACCTACGCGGACGGCTCGGCGCGGACGCCGGGATCCGGCAGCGCGTGGACGTGGGCACAGGAGGGCACCGGGGTGACAGCGGTCGCCGCCTACGGCACGCCGCCGATCAACGCGCTCTCGATGAAGTATATCATCGCAGGTGACGCGGCGACGACGTCGTACACGTTCCTGACGCCCGACACCGCGGGTGTCGGAAACCTTGTGAAGGTCGGCATGGCGCGGGCCGCTGGCGCCTATACGAGCTGGACCAACTCGCAGCCGTTCACGACTGGCTTCAGCGGCTACTGGCGCGCGACGCGCGCTTTCGCCACGGTCGCCTACGACTCCGTCGCGATGTGGGAGAGCCAGGAGGGTTGCATCCTCCAGTACGCGCAGGCGAGCACGGGCCTCACGTCATTTGCGACGTTCGGCGCGCTGTTTGACCCGTTGTCCAGCGCGACAGGCAACTGCGAGAGCGACGGCCGGCTCTACTTCATGGGTGGGTCCGGTAGCTTGGCCACAACGAACAATGCCTTCTGGTCGCTTGGCGCGGCCGATGGCAACTTCCTCGCTGGGTCCAACCTCAACGGCTCGGCTCACTTCGCGTGCTTTGCTCCCGGCTCCACGGTCATGTTCGGTGGCGCGGGCAACACGAACTACCGCCTGCTTACCGGCACGGTCAGCAACGTGATGCTCGCGGCGAACAACGACATCGTGCGCATCCCATTCTGTAACATCCTGTCCGGCACGCTGCTCGGCTACTGGTGCGGCCAGAGCCGGAACATGTTCATCATCAAGGACTCGGTGTCGCGCTTGAAGTGGGACGCCTCGGGCACGACCATTGGATACGTCGTCGGTGCTTCTACCACGACGCAGGCAGACGCCTGCCTTCTCCTCTACTGAGGACTCTGACATGTACTCCTATCTCAACGCTGTCCTCGATGCAAACGGCAACATCAAGAAGTTGGTGGTTGCACCGGACGTGTTCGCCGTTGCGACGGGCGACGTGCCGGACGGCGAGCAGAGCATCCCCGGCCGCGTGGCCGTGGTCGAGGACACCGCCGCCGCGGTCGGCTTCTGCAAGGGCTTCGACGCCACCGACACACTCATCTGCCAGTTCTTCGCGTAGGAGACACCATGCCGTTCACCACTGATGAAGCCATCGCCCTCGGCGCCGAGCTGATCGACCTCGGCCAGTTCCTCGACAAGGCGCTCCGCAAGGACGACGCCGGCAAGGTCAAGCTCGACCCCTCCGAGAGCAAGGAGCTGCTCCGTCGACTCACGTCGCTGACCGCCAAGGTCGCGCTCGACGTGCTCGACTAAGGTGGACAGCGGGCTCGTCGACTGCGGGATCGAGCCCGGCCAGCGCATCTGGCTGACGACGACCACCGCCGACCAACTACGGGGCTGCCAGATTCCCGAGGGGGTCATCTTCTCTTTCTCGTACAACGAGGACAAGATCATGCCCGAGGTATCTCCTGAGCCCGTCGTTGCGTCGACCGAGCCATCCGTTGAGGCGCCTGCTGTCGTCCCTGTTGAGGCTCCTGTGGCGGTTGAGCCGCTGCCTGCGCAGCACGCGCAGGCCCTCCCCACCGAGGCGCTGACGGAAGCGCCGGTCGACCTCACGCAGCTTCAGGGCCTCGCCGGCGGCAACCCGACGCTGATGGTGGTCCTCGCGGTGATCGTCGTAGTCGGAGGCGGCGCCGGGTGGAAGTTCTGGAACAAGTTCTCGGAGCAGAAGCACGAGCAAGCGATGAAGCGCATGGAGATCGATGCGCAGCAGGCCGGTCTTCAGGGCGCCCAGCCGCCCCCGTGCGCTGTGAAGCAGACGGAGGTCGACGCCAAGCTCGCGTCGCTCGAGGCTCGTCTGGGAAAGACGGAGAAGGCTTCGCTCGGACTGCCCGACGACTTCGACGCCGAAGGGCTGGAGAAGCTCGTCAAGAAGCACGAGAAGGACATCGTGGCGCTCAAGAAGAGCGTGGCCGGTAAGGCGTGATGCGTCAGGTCTACCCCGCACTCTTCAGTGACTCGGTTCAGATCAGCGGCCCGCTCTCGGGGTTCGGCGAGCTGGAGACGGTGTCGCCGACTCCGACGAGCCAGGTCGCGTTCGTCAGCGGCTTGAACGCCCTGCTCACGACGACGGACACGTTCGGCACGGGCGCCTCCGTGACTTCGCTCAACGGCGAAGCCATCATGACGAGCGGCACAAGCACCACGGGCTACGCGCGCCTGACGTCGAAGAAGGTGGCGAAGTACCGCGCTGGGCAGGCCACGATGGCGAAGTGGACCGCGCGGTTCACCGCTGGCAGCACGGGCAATCAGCAGATGGCCGGCCTCTACAACATTGAGGCGGGCTACCAGTTCGGCTACCGCGACACGGTGTTCGGCATCCTCTACACCGAGGCGGCGACCGTCGAGGTGCAGACGCTGACCATCACGGTCAAGGCAGGTAGCGCCACGAACGTGACGGTGACGCTCGACGGCGGCCCGGCCGTAACGGTGCCGGTCACCAACGGCGCGAACACCAGCGTGACCGCGGCTGAGATCGCAGCGGCCAACTACTCCTCTGCCGCTGGCGGCTGGGACGCGGCCGCCGTCGGCAACGTCGTCTACTTCACTCGGCGCATCGCAGGGCCGGCAGGCGCATCGACGTTCAACGCGGGCACCAGCGGTGCGGCGGGCACGTTCGCCATCCTGACGCTCGGCGTGGCGCCGACAGAGCAGTTCATCCCGCAGTCGACGTGGAACGTGGACCGCATGGACGGAGGCCAGTTCAGCCCGAGCAAGGTCACGCTCGACCCGACGAAGGGCAACGTCTACGGCGTGCAGTTCCAGTACCTCGGCTACGGCGACGCCTACTTCTACATCGTGAACGGCCAGACCGGCCGACCGACGCTCGTGCATGTCGTGCGGAACGCCAACACGCGCACCAGCACGGTCCTGCGAAATCCGAATCTGTACCTGACGTGGGAGTCCAAGAACACGGGCACCGGTACGTCGGTCACGATGTACGGCGCCTCGGGTGGCGCGTTCGTCGAAGGCCCAGTCACGTTTCTGGGGGCGCAGTTTGGCGCGACGGCCACGAAGAGCATCGGATCTGCGACGGAGACGCCGGTGATCTCGCTGCGCGCGAGCACGGTCTACCTCAACCGGCTCTCGACGGCGCAGCTTCAGATCGACCGCTTCAGCGTGGCGTGCGACGGCACGAAGACCGTCGACTTCAAGGTCTACAAGAACGGGACGCTGACCGCACCCCAGTTCGCGCGCGTCAACGCCAACACCAGCGCGTCCGACTACGACTCAGCGGCGACGGGGTTCGCCATTGGATCCGGCACGCAGGTCTACGCCTTCTCCGTCAGCAAGGCCGGCAACGCCACGGAGTCCGTGACGGACCTCGCTCTGTTCATGCAGGCGGGCGACGTGCTGACCATCACGGCGTACAGCGCGAACGCGAGTGACGTGAGCGCGTCGATCATCTGGGTCGAAGACATCTAAGGAGTACACGATGAGCGCGCCGATCTCTCTGGTTCCCGTGGACGTGACCATCGCGTCGAGTTACGACAAGGCAGGAAAGACGGGTGGTCCTCGCGAGGGCTGCGTGTCGCTGTGCAAGCTCGGCAAGGCCGGCGTCGCCGTGCCTGAGGCTGCGGTTGCGCTCAAGGCGCTGTCCGACGCCGTGTTCAAGGCTGGCGGCGACTTCCGCGTCACCGAGCTTCACCGCAACGTCGAGGTGCAGCAGGCGGCCCGCGCGAAGTACGATGCGTGGGTTGACGCCGGCAAGCCGTCGACCAGCTCCGAGAAGTGGAACGCGAAGACCATGAAGGCGGCCTTCGTGGCCGCGCCGGGTCGTAGCTGCCACAACGCGGGCCGCGCCATCGACGTTCACCTTGGCGTGCTCGCGTTCCCCGGCGTACCGGCGGACAAGCAGCTCGACAAGCTGTGGGAGATCGCCCGTCCGCTCGGCTGGGAGCCCATCATCAAGCAGGCCGACGAGGGCGCGTCTGAGGCGTGGCACTTCGACTACTGGGGCGAGCTGAAGGGCGTGAAGGACCGCCTCGGCTACGAGCAGGCGGCGCGCGTCGGCGCCATCCTCGTGGGCCACGGCGACCTATCCACCTACGAGGCCGTCCTCCAGGCGCTGCTCTCTCGAGCCGGCTACGCGCTGGGTCCGGTCGACGGCATCGTCGGGCCGCGGACCATCGCCTGCGTTGCGTCCGTACTGAAGTGTACGGACGTTGAGGCGAAGGCGAAGGTCGCGGCGAAGGACTCGGCGCTGCTCGCTACGATCCTCGCTTTGCCCGCGAAGTAGCGATGTCGCGGGGCGGCATCTTCACCCCGTAGCGCGCGCAGTA